TTGATAGGAAATAATTATGACAGATATATTGTTCGTACACCCTAATGCATCAGAAAAGATTTATCAGGGACTAGCAAAGAATAATGCCGCTATTGAACCACCTATTTGGGCAGCCATGCTTGCCAATAGTGTTCGTACAAAAGGGCATCGACCAGAAATCTTAGATGCTGAAGTAGAAGGTTTAGATTACCTATCTGCGGCAAAAAGAATCACCGAATACAAAGCAAAGGTTGTTTGTTTTGTTGTCTATGGCCAACAACCATCCGCATCTTCACAAAACATGGAAGGTGCAACTGCAACCGCAAGAGAACTAAAGAACTTGGCACCAGATACATTCGTTGTATTTGTTGGTGGCCACGTTGCTGCATTGCCAATAGAAACGATGAATAACGAAACATGTATTGATGCCGTTTGCCAAAACGAAGGTGTATACACTCTACATGCTTTATTAAGCTTAACCAAAATTGATGATACAGAGATGAAACGTGTTCCCGGTTTGGTCTTTAGAGACCGGGAAGGCAATGTGATTATGAATGAATCGTCTGCCATTGTAGCTAAAGAAGATTTAGAACAAGACTTACCAGGTATGGCATGGGACTTGTTGCCACCTTTGAGTCGTTATCGTACCGCAGGTTGGCATTCATGGTCAAACAATACTGAAAAACAACCCTTTGCGGCATTGTACACAAGTCTTGGTTGTCCATACAAATGTTCTTTCTGTATGATTAATATTATCAACAGAACAAAACAAGGACCAAATGTAACTAGCCAAGATCGACAAGGTGTTCGTAACGTAAAAATTGCCGATGAGTTGTTTGTTTTAAACCCAAGGCACTTTGAAGCCATTTGTGATTTGATTATTCAACGTGGATATGATTTCAATATTTGGGCATACTCAAGGGTTGATACCTGCAAGCCTAAGTATTTGGCCAAGTTGGAAAAGGCTGGTGTTAAATGGTTAGGTCTTGGTATTGAGAACCCTAACAATGAACTGCGTAAAGAAATTCACAAAGAAGGATTTCAGGATGTTAAGGTGTTAGACCTTATCAATAACATCCGTGATGCAGGTATCAATGTTGGTGGTAACTATATCTTTGGTCTGCCATACGATACAAAAGAATCTATGGAGGCTACATTGCAGTTTGCAATAGAGAACCCAACAGAGATGGCCAATTTCTATTCTGCAATGGCTTATCCAGGTAGTCCATTGTATAATCAGGCTCGTCTTTTTGGCCAAGAGTTGCCAAGTACCTATTCAGGTTTTAGTCAGCACTCTTATGACACATTGAATTTAGGTAATAGTCATGTGTCTTCATCAGAAATACTTGCCTTTAGAGACAAGGCGTGGGATACTTACCACTCTAGTGAAAAATATTTGAATCTATTAGAGAACAAGTTTGGCCAAAAGGCAAGAGATGAACTTGATTCAACTAAGACGATTAAACTAAAACGTAAATTATTAGGAGATTAATTATGAGAGCATTGATTATTACATGGGAAAACTTTCAAGACCAAGAGTTGGTTTATCCATTTTACCGATTGAAGGAAGAAACTAATGAAGTGGTTGTTATGTCAAATGTGGTTGGTAAATTCTTTGGCATCATGGGTTCAAACATGACCTCACATGTCAATGTTGAACAGTTACATTACACCACAAATACTAATGGTGATTACTTCAATTATTATTTGGACAATTTTGACCTTCTTGTTTTGCCGGGTGGTGTTAAGGCTTTGGAAAAACTAAGACAAGATAAGACAGTCATTCGTTTCATCTCTGAATGGAACAAACGAGGTAAAGTAATTGCCTCTACATGTCATGGTGCTCAGTTGATGATTTCAGCCAAGATTGTTGCAGGTCGTGAGATTAGTGGTTACTATAGTCTTGAGGATGATATCAATAACTCAGGCGCTAAATATGTTAATGCACCCGTAGTTGTAGATGGTAACATCGTATCATCACCACACTATGACCACATGGGTATTTGGATGAAAACTGCTATTGATATGGTGAAACAAAATGCCGCTAAGTTATGAACGTGAAAAAGAAATCTTCCGCAAGGCCTCATTGTGTCGGGCGTTTGAAGAAGAAGTTTACAGACGGGTACAAGATAAAACTATAAAGATACCTGTCTATCTTTCTGCTGGACAAGAGTACACATCTGCTACTCTTGCCACTTACCTAGAATCAATTGGTAAACAAATCTTTATTCAACACCGAGGACATTCTACATACTTGTCCTTTGGTGGTGACATTGAAGCTCTTGTTTATGAATTGATTGGTGACCCAAGAGGTTGCGCCAACGGCATGGGTGGTTCTGCCTCAATCCAATCCAGAGAAAAACAAATCTATGGCCATGATGGTCTGATGGGTTCACATGTGCCTATTGCAACAGGCATGTGTTATGGTAATAAGAAACTAACATTGTGTTTTACTGGTGACGCAGCCGCAGAAGAAGACTATTCACTAACTGCAATTGGATGGGCATCAACAAAGAACTTACCTATTTGGTACATCGTTGAAGATAACAACCTATCAATTCTTACTGAGAAGAAAGTAAGACGCAATTGGGAGTTACAAGATGTAGCAAAGAGTATGAATGTAAGTGCATCTGGTTTACCTGATGACCCATTAATGATTTGGAATTTTATTGAGTCACATAACATGGATAAACCTATGTTATTAAACGTGACAACAAATAGGTTGTTCTGGCATGCAGGTGCAGGCATTGATGACCCACATACATTCGACAGACACAAAATTTATATTGATAAGTTCGGCACAGATATTGTTAAAGAGGCTGAACAGAAGGTGAAGGAGGCGTGGTCAAAATGTCTATCACATTAAGAGATACTATTAAAGATACAGTAAGACACCATTTAACTAAAGAGAATGGTCTTGCTATGGGTCAATGTTTGACCGCAGTTGGTTGGGTTGGCGGTACATTACCAGAACTATACGAAGAAGATGGTATGGTAGAGTTGTCTATGGCTGATGTTGCAGGTGGTGGTTTTGCCGTTGGTGCCGCACTTGCAGGTCGTAGACCAATGTATGTCATTCGTTATCAAGGTTTTAATTGGTTCAATGCACCAATGATTATCAACTATGCAGCCAAATCAAAAGAGATTTGGGGTGTACCATGTCCTATGATGGTTCGTTCTATTGCCATGGAAGGTGGCATTGGTCCTGTTGCAGGTTCATCACATCATGCATTGTATTATAGAATGCCTGGTGTTAAGATTGTATCACCAATGACCCCATATGAATATGCAAACATGTATTTGGAGTTTATGGATTCTGATGATGTATTGTATGTGTCAGAACATCGTGGTGCATACGGCAATACAGAAGAATTACCTAACATCGAGTATAATATTCCTGATATCGTTTTGTTTCCTATTTCTATTACCAGATTTGCAGCTGTTGAAGCGGCAAAAGAATTGGAGAAAGAAGGCTACAGAGTTGCAGTACATCACATTGTAAACATTAAACCATTTCAACCATCAGAGAGTGATAGAACTGCTTTGATGAGAGCAAGATATGGTATAGTTTTAGATGATGACTATGTTGATGGTATTGCAAAGAGTTTGGCATTTGACTTATCTAAAGGTATTAATGCAGATATGCATGTCATGGGTTTAAAAGATAGGTCAGCAGGTTTTTATCCACAGGTTGATAATCTACCACCTTCTAAAGATGAAATTATTGCCAAAATTAAAGAGATATTAAAATGAGTTCGTTGCAGTACCGCAAAGATAGAATGACTACAATGGCAAATCAATGGGGTGCCAGTAAAGTAAACGACTTGTTTATTCATAAAAAGATTCCTGATGCCTTATATGATGAGTTGCGTAGGTCAATTGGCATGTATATTGCCAAGGCATTACACTTTGATTATACAGATGACGAAGACCTATTCATACAAAGATTAAATGATAATCGGCATGATAGAACGAATGTTACACCAAATGGTGGTGTTGTACCTAAAAAAGAATATGCCTTAGAGTATAATATGTTCATTCGTAGTTGGTGTAACATAGTCAAAGAATTTATCAAAGATGACCCAAGTTATCTAAAAAAGTTTAGGTTAACACCAAACATTCGTATCAAATATGCGGAAGAATTAGAAGATAATGTTGGTCGTGGTCTTGATACCGCATGGCCACATTCAGATGGTTGGGTTGAAGGACCTTGGGGTATGAATTGCCATTTACCAATCTTTGGTGATACAAAGAACAATTATCTTCACTTCTACAAATTGAAGGATGAATCAGCCTTTGAAGACTTTTTCTTAGATACCTCTGAGGTGTATACCAATATGCAATGGGTGGTTGACTTCTACGAAGATGATACATTGGTGCCTGAACGTGGTTATATTAATGTGAGTGACTATGCCTTATTACATAAGACTAAGAGAAACCCTGGCGCAGGCACTAGAGTCTCTATTGATACAACCATCTTTGCTGGTGACCACGATGTACATCCAGACCGCAAAACAGAGTACCTAGATACTATACCAAACATTGGAGAAGAATTGTTTATTGCTTGCCTAAGAAGCGAAGTAGATAAAATCTCTGATAAGAAAACTGTATTCAGTCACTACACAAGTGGCTCATTGAAACATATAACATTATGATGGTTATCTCAAAAACTCCGTATCGTTTATCTTTATTTGGTGGCGGTACGGATTATCCAGCTTGGTTTCAAACCAATCCAAGTAAAATTATTTCGGCAGCTATGCAACAGTATTGTTATATTACTGTTAGAGATGTACCACCATTCTTTGACTATGATACAATAGTTACCTATTCTGAAATTGAAAAAGTAAATTCTCTTAATGATATAAGACACCCATCAGCAAGAGAATGTTTAAGATATATGGGTGTTCAGAGAGGCGTATCGGTGGTATATGAGGGTGACTTACCTGCTCGTACTGGTATTGGTTCTAGTTCTTCTTTTACTGTCGGACTCTTAAATGCTTTACATGCCTATAATAATACAAACATTACCAAGTTTGATTTGGCATCAGAAGCAATTTATGTAGAACAACAGATACTGAAAGAGAATGTTGGTGTACAAGACCAAATTATGGCATCTTATGGTGGCATTCGGTTAATTGATGTTGGACCACATGATAGATGGAGAGCTGCTAAGATGTATTTGTCTAGCAACTATATGAAAGAGTTTGAATCTCATATCATGCTTGGGTTTTCTGGTGTCAGTAGATATGCAGAAGAACAATCTAAGGTGCAAGTAAACAACATCAAAGAAGGCAAATCAGAAATGGAACTGAGAGCCATGGTTGCTCTGGCCGATGACGCTATAGATAGTATAGGGCGTGAAGATGATATGTATGTCTTAGGTAATTTATTGAATCTAGGTTGGAGTATCAAACGCAAGCTTGCCGATGGCATCAGTAAAGATTGGATAGATGATATTTACCAACAGTCACTAGAATGTGGTTCACTAGGTGGTAAATTGATGGGTGCAGGAGGCGGTGGTTTCTTTATGTTTTTAGTACCACCAAAACAACAAGAAGAATTCAGAAAGAAAATGAGTTCTATTAAAGTGTGGGTGCCATTTAAGTTTGATACACATGGCAGCCAAATTATACATGAATCTAATTGAGGTGATTATGAAATATCCATTGATGCGAAATAATATATTGAGAAGTGAGTTAGATGCCGTCATTGAGCATTTGAAACAAGATGACCCTATTCTTACCAACGGCCCAAACTGCCGTGCGTTTGAAGAAGAATGGTCTAAGTGGTTAGGTGTAAAGTATTCTGTGTTTGTTAACTCAGGTGCTTCTGCCAATCTATTGTCAATGACAGTATTGAAGATTCAAAATCCATTTGGTGGCGAAGTCATTGTACCGCCATTAACATGGGTGTCTGATATTGCTTCTGTACTCCAATGTGGCTTTACTCCTGTGTTTGTTGATGTTGACAAATCTACATTGGGTATGGACACACAAGGCATTCTTAATGCCCTTACACCAAATACTAAAGCAGTTTTTCTATCTCACATTCAAGGTTACAATGCCTTGACTGATGAGTTGTTAGATGAATTAAAGAAACGAAACATTGCATTGATTGAAGATGTTTGTGAATCACATGGTGCAACACACAATGGTAAAAAAGTTGGTTCATTTGGTTCAACATCCAACTTCTCATTCTACTATGCACATCACATGACCACAATCGAAGGTGGTATGGTTTGTACCGATGATGAAGAAACATATCAGACATTGAGAATGCTTCGGTCACATGGTATGGTTCGTGAGCTATCTAACCAAGATTATAAAGATTCTTGGATTGAAGGTAATCCTGGTTGCAACCCTGAGTTCATCTTTGCTTATGCAGCCTACAACATGCGTAACAACGAAATAGGTGGCATACTTGGTCGTAAACAGTTGCCAAACCTTGATGAAAATGTTAAACTAAGGAACTTTAATAACGAAAGGTTCTTGCGTAAGATTGACCAAGACAAATACTTTACTGATTTTAAATTAGAAGGCGCAAGTAACTATGCCTTTAATTTGATAATGAAAGAGAAAGATAATGTCCATTTGGCCAAACTTATGACGGCAATGCGAGAGAATGGCATTGAGTTTCGTAGAGGTAGTGCAGGTGGTGGTAATCAACTAAGACAACCATACTTAAAGAACTTGGTACCACCAATGCACCATGAACAATTTAAAAACACAGAACACATTCACTTCTATGGGTTCTATATTGGTAATTTTCCATCAATGCAAGTAAGAGAGATTGATGAGATTTGTGAAATAATTAATAAGGTATAATATGGCAAATATTTTAGTGACAGGCGGCGCAGGTTATATTGGTTCAACACTTGTACCAATGCTTCTGAGTAAAGGACATAATGTAACTGTACTTGATAACTTCATGTATGGTCAAACATCATTGAACCAATTATCGCACTTGAAAAACTTTAACGTATTCAATGGTGATGTTCGTATCAAATCAGATATTTTTCCAATTCTGAAACAGGCCGATGTTGTTATTCCATTGGCGGCATATGTTGGTGCACCATTGTGTAACAAAGATCCAATTGGTGCATCTTCTACAAACAAAGATGCCATCTTTATGATGCTTGATTACCTATCTAAAGACCAAGTTGTATTGATGCCAACAACCAATAGTGCCTATGGTACAGGATTATTCTGTACTGAAGAATCAGCCTTGAATCCTATTTCATTATATGCCAAAGATAAGGTTGAAGTAGAAAAGAAATTAATGGATCATCCAAACTCCATCAGTTATAGATTGGCAACTGTATTTGGTATGTCACCTCGTATGCGAATTGATTTACTTGTCAACGACTTTGTACACCGAGCCGTTACAGATGGATGTGCCGTTCTATTTGAAAGTCATTTCAAACGTAACTATGTCCATGTCAGAGATGTATCTAACGCTTTTATTCATGCGCTAAATAACTTTGAAGATATGAAAGATGAAATCTACAACGTGGGTCTGTCTGAAGCAAACATATCTAAATGGGAATTGTGTGAGGCCATTAAGAAGTATGTTCCTAAATTTACCTTTGTAGAAGCAGAAGTCGGTAAAGACCCTGACCAAAGAAATTATATTGTGTCAAATGCCAAACTTGAGGCAACTGGATTTCAAACACAACATGGTTTAGATGCAGGCATTCAAGAGCTAATCAAAGGCTTTAAAATGATTAACAACCGCAAATATGGTAATGTTTGATGGATTATAATAGAGATAATTTAGAATTGGTGTCGGGCATTATCATAATGAACCTGACACCTGACTTATTACCTAAGAAGTGGGTTGAACGCAATGCATCTAACCCAATGTTCGGTCATTGCCATACTGCTTCTGGTTGCCTACAGAAAGTGTTTGGTACAAAGAACATCAAACTGTACCGAGCATTAGATGATGAAGATATCTGGCATTGGTGGGTAGTAGATTTGAATGGCCAACTAATTGATTTGACTGTTGACCAATATCATTCTCAAGGTAGAAACCCGCCTTACGATACAGGCACAAAGGCATCAATACTTGGATTTGATTATCGAAAGCGTGTCTTACGGTTACTGGAAAAGGTAACTAAAGATTTATCTGAAAACGGAACACCGCTATGATATGCTTATTGAACGAAGTTGTCAAGCGCTAATGTAGGCAAATGTGAGCTTAATAAAGCTTGACATTAGTGTTCCTTTATAGTATAGTAACACAAATGAATTGGAATCGTCTATGACCGAAAAGAAAACAAAACACTATATCAACAACCCAGACTTCCTTGCCGCATTGATTGACTATCAAACCAAATGCGATGAGGCTAAGGCTGCAGGTAAGGATGACCCACAAATACCAAATTATATTGGTGAATGTTTCCTGAAAATTGCAGAACACTTGTCACGCAAACCCAACTTCATCTCCTATTCCTTCCGAGATGAAATGATTGCAGATGGTATTGAAAACTGCCTAATGTATTTCAGAAACTTTAACCCGGCAAAGAGTAGTAATCCATTTGCTTATTTTACTCAGATAGTGTATTATGCTTTCTTGCGCCGTATTATGAAAGAGAAGAAACAACTCTATGTCAAATACAAGGCAACAGAACAGATTGGTATCTTAGACGAATTTGAAATGTATGAAGATGCAGACGGGCATCAGAGACAGTTCCAACTTTACGATAATATTTCTGAATTCATCCATAACTTTGAAGAAAGTAAACGGAAGAAGAAAGAAGGTAAAGCAAAAGGTCTAGAAAAGTTTATTGAAGAAGCATGAAATTAGTTATATTAGGTGATACACATTTTGGAGCTCGAGGTGATTCGTTAGACTTTCACAAGTTCTTTCAAAAGTTTTATGATGAGGTGTTCTTTCCCTACCTGTTAGAGAATGACATTAAGGTTGTGGTACAACTTGGTGATTTGTTTGACCGAAGAAAGTTTATCAATTTTAATTCATTGTACCTTGCTCGTAAATATTTCTTTACCAAGTTGCAAGACCACGGCATTCAAATGTACACTCTGTTAGGTAACCATGATGTTGCTTATAAGAATACACTTGAAGTCAACTCATCAGGTATGTTATTGAATGAGTATGAAAATGTTGCTGTGTTTGATAATTTCTATTCAGAAGAATTTGATGGTGTGTCGATTGATTTTATACCATGGCTCTGTGATGAGAATGAGTCAGAAATCTTTGCTAAGATTAAAGAATCTAAATCACAAATTTGTTTTGGCCACTTTGAGATTTCAGGCTTTGAAATGGACAGAGGCAATGTTAGCGATGTGGGTATTGACAAGAAGACATTAAACAAGTATGATATGGTCATTACTGGCCATTTCCATCACAAGTCAGATGATGGGCATATCTACTATACAGGTACGCCATATGAAATGACATGGGCTGACTATAAGGATCCAAAAGGCTTTCATGTCTTTGATACCTCTACTAGAGAATTGGAATTCATTGAGAATCCAAATCAGATGTTTATCAAAGTTACCTATGATGACTCAGATGAGAAACAAGATTTCAATTTTTGGAAATCATATGACTATGGTAAACTCAAAGGCACTTATGTAAAGGTAATTGTTGTACACAAACAGAACCCATACCTGTTTGACAACATGTTAGATAACCTATACAAATGTGGTGCATGTGACATATCAATCGTTGAAGACTTTACTGATACTGAATTTGATACTGACCAGGAAATTATTGACCAAGCTGAAGACACAATGACAATATTATCCAAGTACATTGACAACCTTCAGTTACAGGTTGAACCAGATAAACTAAAATCCATAATGCGTGAACTCTATGTTGAGGCATTGAATACAGAAGTTGCTGAATGATTGTGAAAGAATTGATTTGTATAAATAAACTATATTACATAGGGAGTTTATATGAAAAATTGTACTAGATGCCAACAGACAAAACCGTTTACTGAGTTTTTTAGAGGCCGTATTAATAAAGACGGAAGTCAAGGATATGGTGCAAAATGTAAAGATTGCATACGTGAGTATCAATTAGAATTATACCACAAAATGCCTGTAGAAAAGAAACGCCAAAGAAAAGAAAAATCTGTTCAATCTTTAGGTGTAAATTATTTTAAAAGATATAAGTTAAATCGTTATTATAATATAACCTTGGAAGAATACAATAAAATGTATGATGACCAAAATGGTAAGTGTTATATATGTGAAAAAGAGATTTTTGGTAGAGAAGTTAAAGTTGACCATAATCATTTGACTGGAAAAGTTAGAAAATTATTGTGTCATAACTGTAATACTTCTTTAGGTTTGTTGAATGAAGATGTTAAGATTTTTGAAAAGTGTATTGAGTATTTAAAAACTATATGATTATATTTCGTTATGTCCGATGGAAAAACTTGTTAAGTACCGGTAACTATTACACCGAGATTAAACTTGACTCGAATGCAAACACACTAGTTGTAGGTGAGAATGGTTCTGGCAAGAGTACAATGCTTGATGCATTGTGCTTTGGTCTTTTTGGTAAGGCCTTTCGTAATGTTAACAAACCACAATTGATTAACTCTATCAATGGTAAAGATTGTGTGGTTGAAATCGAACTTGACTGTAACAACAAGTCATACAAGATTATTCGTGGTATCAAACCAAATGTGTTTGAAATCTATCAGAATGGTGACTTGTTAAATCAAGATGCAGCTGTGAGAGACTACCAAGAATACTTGGAGAAGTTTATTCTAAAGATGAACTACAAGTCATTCACACAAATTGTTATTCTTGGCTCTGCATCATTTGTTCCTTTCATGCAGTTGTCTGCCTCTGATAGAAGAAACATCATTGAAGATTTATTAGACATTCAAATCTTTTCTACAATGAACTCTCTTGTAAAAGATAAGTTGTCAACTAATAAAGATGCAACAGGTACCAAGAAGTATGATATTGATTTGACTAAACAGAAATATGATTTAGAAAAGAAACATATTGATGAGTTGAAACAAAACAATGATGACAAGGTGAAAGAGTATGAGAGTGAAGTACTTAATAGCAACCAGACCATACAAGCCTTACATGCAGAGATTGCTAATGCCACAGTACAAGTTGAGTTATACTCTGCCGATGTGGCATTACAAACTGAAACTGAGAGTAAGGTCAAGAAACTTGGCAAACTTGAATCGCAGATTGAAAGCAATCTCTCCAAGTTTCAGAAAGATATTAGTTTCTTTCAACACAATGATGATTGTCCAACGTGTAGGCAATCCATTGCCTCCGAGTTTAAAGAGGGACAGATACAGTCTTTGCAAACGAAAACGACCCAATGTGAATTAGGTTTGAAAGACTTAGAAGCAAAGTTGTTAGAGGAACAGGATAAACTGAATAAGATTGCTGAGACTCAAAAGACAATTCAGAAGTTACAGATTAATATTGCCACTAAGAACACTTCAATCGTAGAAGTTAACAAGTACATTGTTAAAATACAGAAAGAAGTTGCGGCATTGAGAGAGACAAAAGGTTCAACACAGCTGCAAGAGACACAGCTGCAAGAACTCGCAAGTCAGTTGAAACAACTAGAATCAGACTTAAAAGAATTAATAGAAGAAAAGACATATTACGAAGCCGCCACATCATTGTTGAGAGATACTGGTATTAAGACCAAGATTATCAAACAGTATTTACCTATCATCAATAAGTTGGTCAACAAATATTTATCGTCATTAGATTTCTTTGTGAACTTTAACCTTGATGAATCGTTTAAAGAAACAATCAAGTCAAGGCATCGTGATGACTTTTCTTATCATAATTTTTCTGAAGGTGAGAAACAACGCATTGACATGGCATTGATGTTGACATGGCGTGCAGTTGCCAAGTTGAAGAATTCATCTAACACCAACCTGTTAATATTGGATGAGACATTCGATTCATCACTAGATACTACAGGCACAGAAGAACTGATGAAGATTCTCCATATGTTAGAAGGTGTTAACTTGTTTGTTATCAGTCACAAAGGTGATATACTACAAGACAAGTTCCTAAATGTAATTAGATTTGGAAAAGAAAAGAACTTTTCAAGGATATTAAAATGAGTGATGTAATTAAAATTGATACAGGTGCAGGCCTGTTTGGTGGTGAAGCGGTCATTGAACCATTGCCGTTGTATGATGACCATCATCCGATGTTGAGTATCAGAATGCCTGAACACACAATGCCTTTACCTAATCCATTGATGAGTAAGTTGGTCAAACGATTGAAACTTACCAAGAAGATGTATGGTGGTATTGGTCTATCAGCCAATCAATGTGGTATTGTTCAGAGGGTATTTGTTATTGGGTATGAAGACTTTGATATGGTCTGTATCAACCCAAAAGTAATCAATGCTTCGGCAGAGTTGTTGAAAGAGAACGAAGGTTGCCTCTCTTTTCCTGGTTTGTATGTTAAAATACCAAGAAATAGCTGGATAGAAGTTGAATATTATACTGAAGAAGGTAAGATGATTCAGACCAGACTAGAGGGTCTATCGGCAAGATGCTTCTTGCATGAGTTAGACCATATGAATGGTATTAAATTAACACAACACGTTGGTCCTGTTGCCTTGAAACTAGCAAGGCAGAAACAGGAGAAACGTATTAAGAAACACTTGAGAGCAAAAAATAAATAATGGCTTACGCATTTGATCCTAAAGATGATGTTGAAACACAATGGCAAAAGTGGTCTGCACAGTTTGTAGAACCACCAATTCTAACTGATGAGGCATTGAGAGAAAACATTATCAGAGACCTGACATTTGTATCAGGTATGGATGTTAAAGAGTACACACTATACCAAAAGTGGTGTGAGGTGCAAGAGAAGTACCCATCTGTTGTTGTGAATGACTTATGGGAAGGTGAAAAACGGGTGCTAGAAGATGAAGGTCAACGCCTTGCAATTGAAGAAATCAAAAGAAACTTTTGGATTCCAGAAACACCTGATGACTATCTAAGCCTACAACCAGAGATGTTGTACACCAGTAAGCAAGAAGACCTGCCTGAATTGTGGAATTGTATTCGTACATTCTCATCCACAATGAAGAACAACTCCAACATTGGTCGTAACCTTAACTTTGTGGTTCGTGATAAGGTAAGTAAGAAGTATCTTGGTGTTATCTGTATCTCATCCGACTTCCTTGATTTAACACCTAGAGATAATCACATTGGTTGGCCTAGAGAACTGAAGACACAAGGTGGTATGATTAACCATACGGCCATTGGTTCTACAATTGTTCCATTACAACCACTTGGTTTCAATTATGTTGGTGGTAAACTACTTGCATTGTTATGTCTTGCCGATCCTGTACAAGAACTATGGAAGAAATTGTATGGTGATGTACTTGTTTCGGTAACAACAACATCTTTGTATGGTAGAACCAAGGCTGATGGTCTATCACAATATGATAACTTAGACCACTGGCAGAAGATGGGATTTACGGCAGGTTCTGTATCATTTGAACCAGAAAAAAATACTCGTTATGAAATCCGTGATTGGTTGAAAGTAAAACATACACGTAAATACTTTGAGTGGTATGCCGCAAAGAAAGCAAGTGGTCAACCACATAAGCGTGACCATAAGAATCGTTCACTTCAATTTGTGTATAGTAAACTGAACATACCTAAAGAGTTGATTCGTACAGACCATGCTCGAGGCATTTATTGGTCACCTCTGTATGATAACTCTATTGACCGCCTCAATAATAGAATCGGTGATGATGCATTGATTAAATCATTTGACACAAGCGTAGAAGCCTTGACTGAGATTTGGAAAACTAAACATGCCAAACCTCGTATTAAGCAGTTGGTCAAAAAAGGTCGTAACAATAATGAGACCTTGTTCTATGATGACCTTACCACCCTAACATGGGAACAGGCAAAGAATAAATATTTGCCTGCGGTTGGTCGATAAACGCTTGACAAAGTGCATATATATTGATATAATAGACACAAATGCGGAGAGTCCGAGACAGCCTATCCCAATAGGCAGACAGGTTTAACTCCTGTTATCCGCTCCATCCCTAAGTCCCATGCGACTTCCCGACTGTTGTTTTTACGCAACAGGCTCTTGACAAATCCTCCAGTTTTGATATAATGGACACATAGATTCAAAAAGGTTTTGCATGACAGCGTTTACAGTAGAACAAAAATCTCAGCTTGCCAAGTTGATGGCAACTGAGAACCTTACCATTCAACATTCAAAAATCCATACTGCTAAGTTCGATACTAAAAATCGTATTCTATATCTTCCTATCTGGAAAGATATGTCAAGCTTCATGTATGATTTGCTTGGCGGCCATGAGGTCGGTCATGCTCTTTATACTCCTGCCGAAGGTTGGCATGATGTTGCTACCGATAAAAGCAGAGGTAAAAATTACAAAGCTTTCCTTAATGTGATTGAAGATGCTCGCATTGAGAAAAAAGTTATTCGTAAATATCCAGGCCTCAAATCATCATTCAGAAAAGCATATGTTGAATTGAATGACCGTGATTTCTTTGGTATTCAATATCGTGACATTAACCATATGTCATTCATTGACCGATTAAATCTTTATACCAAAAGCCAATACAGCGAAAACATTAAATTTTCTGTTGAAGAAATGCAATTGATTGGCGAAGTTCAAATGCTTGAAACATGGGACGATGTGCTTCGGGTAACTGAAAAGATTTATGGTTATTGTAAGAATGAGCAATTCGAATTATCAATTGGTGATGACTTTGAATATGACGTTGAAGGCAATCCAATAAATGGAGAAGATACCGATTCCGAATCTGATTATGAATATGATGATGAAGCGGATAACGGTGATGATGGTGAAGGTAAAAACTCTGATAAAGAATCAGATGAACCATCCACAGATGAAGAATCAAATGGTGAATCTGGCTCAGATGATGATTCTGAAACGGAAAGTGAATCAGAGGAAGACGGCAATCAATTCATTCACAATAAAGAATCAAAAGAATCTAGTTTTGATTCGGATGATTTGGATCCACAATGTGTAACTGACGATAACTACCGCAGAAACGAAGTGATGTTGCTTGATGAAAAATGCAAGCCTTATGTGTATGTTAATATGCCTACACCTATTTTGTCCAACATTATTACACCTGCAAAACGGGTGCAAGAATTGATGACAATGCATTTTGAAAATCAAGTATCAAACGGTTATATAACGAATGATAAAATCAATGGTTTTGTACAAGAATTCCGTAACAGAAATGAGCGTTACATTGCGTTACTTGCCAAAGAGTTTGAAATGCGTAAGGCTGCCAGTTCATTCAGTAAGGCAAAACAATCTGATACTGGTGATATTGATGTTAACAAATTGGCTTCGTACCGCTTCGATGACAATATCTTCCGTAAAATCATGCAAGTACCAAAAGGTAAATCTCATGGTTTGATTCTGTTGCTTGACTATTCTGGTTCTATGTCAGATAACATGGCAGGTTCTATTGAACAAATCTTGGTTCTTTCCATGTTCTGCCGTAAAGTAAACATTCCATTCCATGTGTATGCATTCAGTAATGATTCTTCCATATGGGCAATTGATAACCCCAAGACTCCTGCTGCACCACTTAACCTTCTTGGAAATCCTATGGAGTCTCGTCAATGTTTTATGTACCAATCTGGTGAATTAAAGTTTGATACTGTTACATTGCGTGAATACTTAAATTCTAAAATGACAAATGCTGAATTTACCAAAGCATTGCGTAACATGATATTGTTGAAGAAGTCTTATGAAGGCAATCGTTATGTCCGTCCAATTGAAAGACCACAGTCTGAAAGACTGTCGAACACTCCTTTGACCGAAGCCTTGGTTGCAACACAAGCAATTATGAAAAACTTCAAACGCTCAAACAATTTAGATATTACAAACTTGGTAATTATCCATGATGGTGATGCTGATTGTACTAATTGTTTGGCTAATAATGAAGGCGGTTATACGTACTTTCATCCAACATATGAGAATGTTATCCTTCAAGATAACAAATACAAGCATCAGAAACAAGTTAAGGCTAATGCCTTAGGTAATGAAATGTTTGTTTCGGTTGCTGAATGGTTTACCGCTACAACCAACTCTAAGATTTTTGGTTTCTTTATTGTTCCTCCTCATCGTTCAAAAGGTATCATTAGACATTACTACCATAATGAAAATAGATTACCTCTATACACTAAGCGTTCTGATGCTAACATTGATGCTGAGTTGATTAAACAACTGAAACGTAAATTGGATACTCAGAAGTTTTTACATTCATTCAATCCTGGTTATGATTCATTCTTCCTAATTTCTGGTGGAAATGATTTGATGGCCAATGATGGTGAAATTGAGGTTGATGGTAAACTTACATCATCTAAGCTCAAGAATGCTTTTATGAAATTCAATAAAAGCAAACAGATTAACCGAGTGACCTCCTGTTGTGTTATAATATACCCTATATTATGAAAGATTTATTATGACAGCTCGTACTGAAATCCGTGAAAAGTTTATGTCCACTCTGCAAGGCCTTGGCAAAGCTGAAGTGACCAAAGCAGAAATCAAATCCATTTGTGCAAGTCTAGGCATTTCTGGTGCTCAATGGTTTACCAAAGATGAATCTAACCGTGTTGGTCGTGGTAAATACCTTGTACCTAATCCCGCATTGATATCAATGCAAGCCAATGTTGTGCCTATGAAAAAGCCTGTTGAACAATCAAAGAATAAAATTGTCAATGTCATTACAGACCTTGATTCTGCTAATTTAATTCCAACACCATATCGTAACTATGTCCCATTCGGTGACTTTGAAGATATCGTTTCAATCGTAAAATCAAATCGATTCTTTCCTGTATTCATTACTGGTCATTCTGGTAATGGTAAAACAATGTCTATTGAACAGGCTTGTGCGAAGGCTCGCCGTAAATTCATTTGCGTATCAATGACACCTGAAACCGATGAGGGTGATTTGCTTGGTAACTATGTGCTGATTGACGGCAACATGGAATGGCGTGATGGTCCTGTGACCACTGCCGCTCGTCAAGGCGCTGTGTTATGTATTGATGAAATCGATTATGGTGCTCAGAACCTTTCCTCATTGCAACGTGTACTTGAAGGCAAACCTTTCATGTTGAAAAAGAAAGGTGAATTGATTACACCTGCTGAAGGTTTCACCGTGTTTGCTACTGCAAATACTAAAGGTAAAGGTTCAGATGATGGTCGTTACATGTTCACCAATGTTTTGAACGAAGCATTCCTTGAGCGTTTCCCTAACACATACGAACAACAATGGCCACCAACTACTGTTGAAAAGAAAATCATTAAGAAAGAATTGGATTCTGTTGGTCGTGAAGACGATGACTTTGCCGACAAACTGGTAATGTGGGCAGATACCATTCGTAAAACATTCTTGGATGGTGGTTGTGATGAAGTGATTTCCACTCGCCGTTTGGTACACATCGTGAATACATTTGGTATTCATGGTAATAAAATCAAGGCAATCAATCTTTGCTTGAACCGCTTTGATGATGATACAAAGGCAAGTTTCATTGACTTGTATACCAAGATTGATGCAGGTATTAATCCTGATGCCATCATTACACCTGTGGTTGAAGAAACCAAATCTGAGGAAGAAATTCCATTCTAATAAATGCGGCAGAGAATATTCTTTGCCGTAAAAAGTGTTGACACACTTACTTAATCGTGTTATAATACATCATAATTTGAGAGAATGAATCTCCTCTTGAATATTTTATCGTTAATAGAGATTCGTGTTTATTATGGAGACAATATGTCCGCTAAATCTAAAGTCCTCGCCTATCTTTCCAAGACTGGTTCTTACAACACATTGACAGCTGCTAAGATGCAATCTGTTTTTGGTGTTTCAAATCCTTCAGCAACAATCAATGAGTTGCGTAACGAAGGTTATTCAATCTATTTGAATACACGCACGACTCAAAGTGGTGGGAAAGTTTCTTTCTACCGTTTGGGCACACCAACTAAGCGTGTTGTTGCCGCAGGCATTGCTGCAATCCGTTCACAAGGACAACGTGCTTTTGCCTAATATTTCTTAGGAAACCACTTGAGGGAGTGATACATATAGGTGTCACTCCCTCTTTTTATTTTATGGAAACCTTATGGAAATTGAAGTTAAAATTGATGAATTGAAAAAGCACAAAGTCTTTATCGCCACACCAATGTATGGCGGCATGGCTCATGGTCTTTATATCAAATCCTGTCTGGACTTACAGACAACTTTTGCAAAGTACGGAATTGAAACCAAGTTTTCTTTCCTGTTTAACGAATCACTTATTACCCGAGCACGAAATTACCTTGTAGATGAATTTCTCCGTTCAGGTTACACACACTTGTTGTTCATTGATTCGGACATTCACTACAACCCGCAAGATGTTCTTGCATTACTAGCTCTTGATAAAGATGTTATCGGTGGGCCATATCCTAAGAAATCTATCAACTGGCCTAATGTTGCAGCCGCAGCAAGAAACCATCCAGAAATGGAACCTCGTGACCTAGAAGGTCTTGTTGGTGAATACGTTTTCAATGTGGTAAAAGGCACCTCACAGTTCCAAGTTACTGAACCTCTTGAGGTTATGGAAATTGGTACAGGTTATATGATGGTTAAACGTGAAGTGTTTGAGAAAATGGAAACAGAATATCCATCTATCAAGTACAAACCAGACCATGTTGGTCAAGCCAACTTTGATGGTACACGATACATCCATGCTTACTTTGATACAGTAATTGACACCAAAGATTCTATCACAGGTGGTGGTTCTGAAAGATATTTGTCAGAAGATTATATGTTCTGCCAAATGTGGCGTAAGATGGGTGGAACAATCTACTTGTGCCCTTGGATGAAAACACAACACATTGGTACATATGCCTTTAGTGGTAATATGCCTGCTGTTGCACAGTACACAGGAAAACTATAATGGCAAGGTTTGAAGAAGATGTTGTAAAAGCTTCTCAAACCGCCACTACTGGTGGCCGCAAATTTGATGGTAACAAACTTGAATTTGGTTTGTTGCCACCAAAAGCGTTAGAAGCTACTGTTGATGTTCTTACTTTTGGCGCTCAGAAGTATGAACGGGATAATTGGAAAAAAGTACCTGATTCAAAGCGTAGGTACTTTGATGCGCTACAGAGACATATGTGGGCATGGAAAAGTGGTGAGACCCTAGACCCTGAGTCTGGCAAACATCACCTTGCTCACGCTATGTGTTGCCTCATGTTTCTCTATGAACATGATACAATCTATTCTGTGAATGATTAATTTTTTTGGAGTATATTATGAAACTATCTAGTGACACACTATCAGTATTGAAAAACTTTGGTTCTATCAACCAAGGCTTACTGTTCAAACAGGGCAAGACCCTAAAAACTGTTTCTTCACACAAGAATATTCTTGCTGAAGTTACAATCTCGGAAGAAATCCCTACAGACTTTGGTGTTTATGACCTAAACAACTTCTTGTCTGTGGTTTCTTTGCATAAAGACGATACATCATTTGACTTTGATGAGAAGCATGTTGTAATCGTTGGCAACAAAGGCCGTAGTAAAATCAAGTATCGCTTCTGCGACCCTACTATGATTAACACACCGCCTGAGAAACCTCTGACGATGCCTGAAGCAGAGATTACATTCAAGTTGACCTCTGAAGACTTTGATTGGATTCTCCGTGCCGCTTCTGTATTGTCTTCACCACAAGTTGCTATCGAATCTGATGGTACTGAAGTGAACATTGTTACTATTGATTTGGCAAATGATTCTGCTCACACCGATGCACTCAAACTAGATGCCGCTGGTGATGGTAGTAAGTATCGTATGGTATTCAAAACAGAAAACTTGACAAAGGTATTGCCAGGTTCTTATGTTGTATCCATTTCTTCAAAGGGTATTTCAAACTTTAAGAATTCAAATGTACCACTACAATATTGGATTACTACTGAACAAGGTAGCAAGTTTGAGAAGGCTAACTGATGTTAAAATACTTCACTAATGCACTCGAAGGTAATGCTTCACAATCATTAGCAATTAACCCTGCTCATGTTGTAACAGTATATGAAAACAACCTTACGTTTAAGGATGCTGAAGATAATGTTACAGAAGTGCAACCAGTTACAAGTATCTTTACCTTGAATAACATTACATATAATGTAACTGATACTTACCTTGATGTTGTTGCTCGCTTCAATGAGCGTGACTAATTTTTATTATGATTTATGTGAAAGGTTCCTATGGAACATTTGTTATGGACAGAGAAGTATCGCCCGAAAACAATCGAAGATTGTATTCTACCAGAACGGTTGAAACTGCCGTTTCAGGAGTACGTCAACCAGAGAAACATTCCAAATCTTCTTCTGGCTGGTGGGGCGGGAGTAGGCAAGACGACCGTAGCCAAAGCACTTTGCAACGAAGTGGGTTGCGACTACATCGTAATCAATGGTTCTGATGAATCAGGTATCGACACATTCAGAACCAAGATTAAAAATTATGCATCGTCAATGAGTTTAACTGGTGGCCGCAAGGTCATCATCATTGATGAAGCTGATTATCTAAATCCAAATTCTACGCAACCTGCTTTGCGTAATGCGATTGAAGAATTTGCAAGCAATTGCTCATTCATCTTTACTTGTAATTACAAGAACCGCATCATTGAACCATTGCATTCACGTTGTGCAGTTATTGAGTTCTCTCTAAAGAATGGTGAGAAGGCCAAGATGGCCAGTGCATTCTTTAAGCGAATCCAGTCTGTTTTGCAAAGTGAATCCGTTGACTATGATGACAAGGTTATTGCTGAACTAATCAAGAAGCACTTCCCAGACTTTCGCCGTATCATTAATGAGTTACAGCGGTATTCACAGTTTGGTAAGATTGATACTGGTGTCTTGGCACAGATTGGTGATGTATCTATTTCAGAGATTGTAAAATTCATCCGTGATAAAGACTTTGGTTCTATTCGTAAATGGGTTGCTACTAATGATGTTGACTCTAATACCTTGTACCGCAAGCTATATGATTCAATGTATGATTTAATGAAACCTCAATCTATTCCACAGGCTGTGTTGATTCTTGCTGACTATCAGTACAAGGCTGCATTCGTTGCTGACCAAGAGATTAATACTGTGGCTTGCCTGACCGAGATTATGGTCAACTGTGAGTTCGTATGATTATAGACCTATTTAAACCAACCATCGAATGGATTAAAGATGACTGGAATTCTAATCGTTTTCGCTTTTGCGTTGAGCTGCTTGCTTGGTGCATTAGTATTGGGTGTTCAATTACCATGGCTCTCACGGTTCCCAGCCCGCCTTTACTTACTCTTTATCCTATTTGGATCATCGGTTGTGGTCTTTATGCTTGGGCTGCTTTTACTAGGAAATCATTTGGCATGTTGGCTAACTACCTGCTACTTGTGACTATAGATTCCGTTGGCCTGATCCGGATGGTAGTAAATTGACCGCCGGCGAACCGTCCGTAAAATGTCTAAATCTTACGGATACTAAATATTTGGTTAAGCATTAAAATTATGAATCCATTTGATTATGTTAACGCTATCTTGCAGAACAAGAAGCAATTGATTGTTGATGAAATTACTGAGAAAGACTATACACCTTTCTTGGTCAACCGAAGCCTTTCCTATCATAAAGACTGTATCATGTATGCCAATGAAATGAATCGTAGGCACTTCATTGATAAAAAACTACAAAATGATTTCCTTCTAAATACCGTACGGTCACAGAAAAGACCATTTGCTAAGTGGGCTAAAGTTGAAAAGAATGATGATTTGGAATGTATAAAGCAAATCTACAATTTTTCTGACTCTAAAGCTCGTGACGCTCGGCGTTTACTCAGCAAAGAACAAATCCAAGAACTAAAAGAAAAAACCGATACTGGTGGATTAAGGAAATGATATGGTTGATTTGTCAAAGTTTGTTGAGGTATCACTCAACGAACAGGATGATTTTTTAAAGGTACGTGAAACACTAACTCGGATTGGTGTATCTTCTCGCAAAGAGAAGGTTCTTTATCAGTCTTGCCACATTCTACACAAACAAGGCAAATACTATATCGTTCACTTCAAAGAACTATTTGCATTGGATGGTAAACCATCTAATATTTCAGAGAATGATATTCAAAGGCGCAACGCCATTGCTAATTTGTTAGAAGAATGGGGTTTGATTAAAGTGTTAAATAAAGATATACTAGTTGACAACATTGCACCATTGCACCAGATTAAAATTATATCATTCAAAGAAAAAGACCAATGGGAACTTATTGCTAAGTATAACATTGGAAAGAAAACACCAGAATATTGAAGAACCCACCTTAGGGCCGTTTGATGCTACGGTAACAAGGCGTCCGTGCAATTGAACTGACATACGTTAATTGTCCCTGTATAAAGTAAGCAGGAAGATATGCCTTCGGGGTATCATTTTTATCAACTCGCTTAATAGGAGAAAAAACTATGACACGCTTTACAACATTGTATCCTCAGTTTGTCGGCTTTGACCAACTATTCAATGAACTCGAAAGAATCGTTGAAGGTCAGGCTGTACCAAAACTTAATACTTTCCCACCACACAACGTACTCAAAGTAGATGACAGTCATTATGTCGTTGAAATGGCAGTTGCTGGTTTTAGCAAAGAAGAAATCGATATCCAATTGGATGACGGTGTTCTAATTGTTAAAGGTGACAAGAAAGAAAAAGAGGAATTTGAATATGTGTATCGTGGTATTGCAACACGTTCATTCACTAAATCAATTCGTTTGATTGACACGATTGAAGTCCGTGGTGCAGAATTCAAGGACGGCATTCTACGCATTGCATTGGAGAATGTTATTCCTGAGAATAAGAAACCACGTAAAATTGAAATTGGTAACAATTTAAAGTTACCTAAGGCTCAGTTGTTACAAGAAAAAGTAGCAGCTTAACCAAGAGGGCTTCGGCCCTCTTTAGGAAAATTATGAATATTAATATGATGATACATACTCACAAAGAGTATGCTTTTAATTTCGATTCAAGTTGGGTTAAAGCTTCCTATGCTGGAGGTTCTGGTCCATTTGAATGGCATCCACCAAGTCCCAATGGTGAGTACACTAATGTAAATAGTGGATTGAATACTATCAGTAAGTATCGCCATTATTATTCACAAGTTGATGAGCTTGATTTTCTCAAAGCTTTAGGTCAACAAGCAACCGATTACTACCTTGCAAACAATGATACTGAATCAGAGTATCTTGGTGTTGGTTCATATCGTAGATACTTAGCAATTCAACAAGGTGTTGGTTTTGTTGGTGAAAAACTTCATGTACCATCTAATGTTGACTCATGTAAGATGTTAACATCTGAATCTCAAAAAGAAGCCGCATTAAGATATTTACAATCAGCTGATGTTGTTTGTAGTCGTTATCGTATGATGCATAATTCTATTGAGAATCAATACTTAGAATCACAACTGCCTGAATATTGGAATCTATTCAAAGAAGGCATTCAAGTTGTAAATCCAAGTTATCGTAAACATATGTTATGGTTTACTGATTACAGTATTTGTAATTATGAATGTGTTTATATTCTACCTAGACACCTATTCAAACAACTGGTAAATGAGTATTTTGAAATTATGGAATTTATTTGGAAGAATTGTTCTAACACATTCCCTGATAAAAGCAAACAACAATACAACTGTACAGAGATTAACCCATGGAGATATCCTGGTTTCTTAAATGAGAGATTTGTACCATTCTTCTTCTATGCAAATGGCTTGCGTAAGATGGAAGTACCATTGGCGTTTTTAGAATGAAACAGAAATTTATTGATTTTATGTGACTTTCTGCATGTAAAACTTATAAATAAGAGTATGAAACATAAACACCACATACTACCTAAACATATGGGCGGGTCAGATGACTCATCTAACTTAATCGAATTGACTAGGGAAGAACATGCTCAAGAACATTTAAAACTATATGAACAATATGGTAAAAAAGAAGACTTGGGCGCTTACTATTTGCTTACAGGACAAACCGATGAAGCTATGAAAATATGCTCTTCATTGGGTGGAAAAATCCAAGGACCTAGAAATAGAGAATCCGGCCATATGAAAAATATACAAACTTTAGGCTCTTCTATTGGTGGTAAAAAAAGTTCTATAGTGTGTAGAGAAAAACAAGTAAATGCTTTTTTTGATCCAGTATTGAGAACTGAAATTGCTAGAATGGGTGGTCAAGTTCAAGGTAAAATAAATTCCAATTCTGGGCATTTGAAAAGAATTGCTCAATTGCCAAATAAAAGAAATAATGGAATGTTTTGGATAACAAATGGTTTAACGAATAAGATGGTAAAAAAAGAAAGTGAAATTGAAAATGGATGGCGAAAAGGAAAAACTCAAAAAACGAAGATATAATGACCTTTATATGGATTTGGCAATCAGAATTTCTGAAATGTCTTATGCTACAAGACTTCATGTTGGTTCTGTTATAGTAAAAGATTCTAATATTATTAGTTTTGGATGGAATGGAATGCCAGCTGGTTGGGATAATAATTGTGAAATGGTTAAGCATACTGATTTTACAGGTACTGTGGTAACTATGACCAAGCCAGAGGTTATTCATGCTGAACAAAATGCACTAATTAAATTATCCAAATCTACCAACTCTACAGATGGTGCAACAATGTTCATTACACATGCGCCTTGTTTAGATTGTGCCAAGTTGGTTTACCAATCTGGTATCAATAGTGTTTATTATAGAGACACATATAAAAATGATGATGGTTTAAAATTTTTAGAAAAATGTAATATTAAGGTTGAAAAATATGAGTGATGTATTCAGAGATGTGGAAACATTTATGGTCGCAGCAGGCCAAACCACAAAAGAAGATAATGCAGAACAATCTCTTTTGTATCGTAGGTTAATCAATGAAGAATACCATGAATTCATTGATGCTGTTAGCAAGAATGATGATGTTGAAACTATTGATGCCTGTTTTGATACCATTTGGGTAATCATTGGGTACATGAAATCCCGTGGATGGGATTGTACAGGTGCTTGGGACGAAGGTGCTCTAAGTAACCTAAAGAAGATTGACAAGGAAACTAAAACTGTCCTGAAACGGGCAGACGGCAAGGTTCTTAAGCCTGCCGATTGGAAGAAACCAGATTTTACCAAGTTTGCCAAGTAAAGCCTTGCAATTGTTAGTATATTGTGTTATAATTATTTTATCGTATTTAAATGAGGATGTATATGAATCTACGTGAATTGGCAAAGAAGTTAGTTGTTGAGCATAAGTTGCCACATGCAGACAGGTATGAACTGTTCCTGCGTGACTTTGACAACATGGTCGAAGTTGTTGGTTGGATGCAAGATCCAACTATCAATGTTCGGGAATTTCAGAATCGGGAAATGCTGATTCCGAAACGATGGGTTACCATCGGTGTGTTAGATGGTAACATGAGGGTTAAAGGATGATTAAGCTTTTAACTTTTAAAACTAATCACTCAATCATGGGTGATGTTACAGAAACACCTATCACGTTTACTATTTCTAAACCTGTTCAGGTTATCATGCAACCAACTAAAGATGGTGCATCAATGGGATTTGTACCCTATGTTCAATTCTGTGAAGAATGGAAAACAGGCATTACATTTAAGAAAGAGGATATTCTTTTTGAAAGTACACCTGTATTAGAATTGACAAATCAATATAATGATATGTTCGGTTCTGGCATACAGATTGCCACATCCATTCCAAAACTATGATATAATGTGTGAATGTCTAAAAATTATTACACCAATGTTGCGGCAGTAGGCAACAATATTTTTTATCGAGGTGTAAAAGACGGTCGGCGCATTAAGCTTAAAATTGCTTATGAGCCGACTTTGTTTTTGCGCTCGAATAAAACAACAACCTTCAAGTCACTTGAGGGTGTTTATCTTGAGCCAATGAAATTCGAATCGATGCGTGAGGCTCGAGACTTTGTTAAGCGGTACGATGAAGTACAAGGTTTTGAAGTCTATGGCAATTCTAGTTATCAATATGCCTTCATTGCAGATGAACAAAAAGGCATGGTCGAATGGTCAATGGAAGAATTGTCAATTGCAGTTATTGATATTGAAGTTGGCTCTGAGAATGGTTTTCCCGACCCATATCTTGCTAACGAAGCGATTACTGCTATTGCTGTTCGTCAGTTGAATGGCGGCACTACAGTCTATGGTTGTGGTGAGTACAAGAATGATGATGAGACTGTTACATATCATAAGTGCCGTGATGAGTATGATTTGTGTAAGAAGTTTTTATCTGACTGGAATACAAACCCACCAGATGTAATCTCTGGTTGGAATATTAAGTTCTTTGATATTCCATATTTGGTTAATCGTTTCACAAAACTATTTGGTGAAGATGAAACACGCAAGTTATCTCCTTGGGGTCTAATCAATAGTCGTAAGGCTGTGGTTAATAACCGAGAGTTAACTGCATATGAGTTTGTTGGCATTTCCACACTTGATTACATTGAACTATACAGATGGTATGCGCCAGGTGGTAAATCACAAGAGTCATATCGCCTTGATAATATTGCTCAAGTAGAACTTGGTGAAGGTAAGATTTCTTATGATGAATTCGAAAACTTGCACCAATTGTATCGTTTGAATTACCAAAAGTTTATTGAGTACAACATTAAAGACGTTGACTTGATTTTAAAACTTGAGAACAAGTTGAAGTTGATTGAACTTGGTCTGACCTTGGCCTATGATACAAAGACCAACTATGAAGATATCTTTGCACAAACTAGAATGTGGGATGCTCTAATTTACAACTATCTGTTGGACAAAAACATTGTTGTGCCACCGAAAGTTACTAAGAGTAAATCAGAAGCGTTTGAAGGTGCCTATGTTAAAGACCCACAAACAGGTATGCATCCATGGATCGCATCGTTTGACTTGAACAGTTTGTATCCGCATTTGATGATGCAATACAACATCTCACCTGAGACATTGGTTCAACCAACCGATTACACCGATGAGATGCGTAACATCATTATGAATACGGTCTCTGTAGATAAACTTCTAACTAAAGAAGTTAACTTAGATAAACTTGAAGGCGCAACCATTACACCAAATGGCCAATTCTTCCGTACTGACAAACAAGGCTTTCTGCCTAAGATGTTGGAAGAAATGTACATTGACCGTTCCAAGTTTAAGAAGATGATGATTCAGGCTAAGAAAGATTATGAAGTTGAGACTGATTCATTCAAAAGAAAAGAATTAAAGAATAAGATTGCTCGTTATGATAACCTGCAATTGGCAAAGAAAGTTTCTCTCAATAGTGCTTACGGTGCCCTTGGTTCTCAGTATTTTAGATTTTACGATTTACGTATGGCCTTGGGTGTTACTACTGCTGGTCAATTATCAATCCGTTGGATTGAACACAAGATTAACCAGTATATGAATGGCTTATTGAAAACAAATAATGATTATGTTATCGCCTCAGACACGGACTCGATATATCTCAAACTTGGTCCACTTGTTGATAAAATGTATAAAGACACGACAGATGTTAATAAAGTTATCGCCTTCATGGACAAAGTCTGTGAAGATAAGATTCAACCTTTTATTGACAAAAGCTATCAAGAACTTGCTACGTATGTCCATGCGTATGACCAAAAAATGCAAATGAAGCGTGAAGGTCTTTCTAACAAGGGAATCTGGACTGCCAAGAAGCGTTATATTCTAAACGTGTATAACAACGAAGGTGTGCAGTACAAAGAACCTCAGATGAAAGTTATGGGTCTGGAAATGGTTAAATCTTCCACACCATCGGCAATCCGTGAGAAGATGAGACAGTCTATCAAGCTGATGATTAATGGTACAGAAGATGACATTCATACCTTTATTGATGAGTTTAGAAAAGCATTCAAGGCAATGCCACCTGAAGAAGTATCATTTCCCCGTGGAATGAATGGTTTGAAGGAGTATTCTGATGCAGCTACTCTATATAAAAAGGGAACACCGATTCATGTGAAGGGCGCTATTCTGTATAATGCCAAACTCAAGCAATTGAAACTAGATAAGAAGTACCCATTGATTCAAGAAGGCGAAAAGATTAAATTCTCCTATCTGAAACAACCAAACCCTATGAAAGATATGGTCATTTCATATCCAAATAGATTGCCACCTGAATTTGGTTTGCAAGAGTATATTGATTACGATTTACAATTTGAGAAGGCATTTCTTGAGCCAATCAAAGTGATTTTAGACCAGATTGGTTGGTCTACAGAGAAAACAAATTCTCTCGAAAGTTTTTTTAACTAAGGAAATATTATGAGTCTACTAGACAAAATCAAAAAGAATTCGACTATTAAAGATAGTGCCATTCTTGCTAATTCAAAGTTCTTTAACGCAAAGGACATGATTACAACCGATGTGCCAATGGTCAATGTTGCACTATCTGGTAATTTAGATGGTGGCCTAACACCAGGTCTTACGATGTGGGCAGGTCCATCAAAACACTTTAAGACTGCTTTCTCTTTATTGATGGCCAAGTCCTACATGGACAAGTATTCTGAATCTGTATTGTTGTTTTATGATTCTGAGTTTGGTACTCCACAAGCATACTTTGATACCTTTGGTATTGATACAGAAAGAGTTATTCATACTCCGTTGACTGATATTGAACAGTTGAAGTTTGATATTATGAAACAACTTGAAGGCATTGACCGTGGCGACCGAGTGATGATTATCATTGACTCAATCGGTAATTTGGCTTCAAAGAAAGAAGTTGAAGATGCACTTGAAGGCAAGTCTGTTGCTGATATGAGTCGTGCAAAACAAGTTAAGAGTTTGTTCCGTATGGTAACACCACACTTGAACTTGAAAGATATTCCAATGGTTGTTGTGAATCACACATACAAAGAGATTGGTATGTTTCCTAAAGATATTGTTGGTGGTGGTACAGGTTCATATTACTCAGCTGATAACATTTTTATCCTTGGTCGCCAACAAGAAAAAGAAGGCACCGAAATTGTCGGTTACAATTTTATTATCAACGTAGAAAAATCCCGTTATGTTAAAGAAAAATCTAAAATACCCGTTAATGTATCTTTTAATGGTGGCATTAATAAGTGGTCTGGTCTACTTGACATTGCTCTTGAATCCGGACATGTGGTTAAACCAACCAATGGTTGGTATGCCAAAGTAAACCAAGATACTGGTGAAGTTGGTGATAAGAAACGATACAATGATACTCAAACAGCTGAATTCTGGAATGATATTCTTTCTACAGATTCATTTAAAACTTTTGTGAGAAAGAAATATGAAATCACTTATGGCAGCATTATGGGAAAAGATCCAGTTTTGGAAACCGAAGATGAAGAAGTTTGAAGAAGATAAAGATTTTAAATTTGTTGACTTTAAAAACTCTGATATCACTGGCATAGGCATTCTTGCTGGTGATTTCAAAGGCGTCCTTTACCATTATACTGGTGCAAGGGTCAAACATGATACAGGTTTGCCAGTATTGGAATTCGGTTATACTATCGTTGATGCAGGCAAACACGACATAGACCTCTTGCAAAAAGATGAGGAATTTCATACAATGATAGGTGACATACTCACCGAGTTAATTATTAACAACCGATATAATGAAACGATTAGAACAAACAATCCTGAAGAACCTGATTTACAATGAGGACTTCACACGTAAAGTATTGCCTTTCATGCGAGCCGATTACTTTGGTGACAATACTGAAAAGGTTGTCTTCAAAGAAATCTTTGAGTTTGTAAACAAATACAAGAATCTTCCCACGCACGAATCTTTGGTGATTAATTTCACCGAAAGTAAATCTCTGACAGAGGTTGAAGTCCGTGACTCTATTGAGTTGCTCAATGAAATGCACATGTCAAGGGAAGAAAAGGTCGAAAGTAAATGGCTTGTTGAGCAGACTGAAAAGTTTTGCCAAGACAAAGCCATTTACAATGCCATTATGGAATCAGTATCAATACTTGATGACAAGAATGGTATCAAACCAAAAGGTGAGATTCCAAAACTGTTGAGTGATGCACTTGGTGTTTCATTTGACCAACACATCGGCCATGATTATATGTCCGACTATGAATCTCGTTTTGACTTCTATCACAAGGTTGAATCCCGTGTCAAATTCGACCTTGATATCTTCAATAAGATTACAAAGGGCGGCCTGCCAACTAAGACATTGAACATTGCACTTGCTGGTACTGGTGTTGGTAAGTCCTTGTTTATGTGTCATGTGGCAGGTTCTTGTTTGTCACAAGGTCAGAATGTATTGTACATTACAATGGAAATGGCAGAAGAACGTATTGCTGAACGTATTGATGCTAATTTGCTAAATATTGATTTGAATGAATTGCAAACAATGACTAAGGCAGATTATGAACGCAAGTTTAAAGTTTTACAAAACAAGGCACATGGTAAATTGATTATCAAAGAATATCCAACTGCTAGTGCTTCATCTCTACACTTCAGAGCCTTGTTGAGTGAGTTACATTTGAAGAAGAACTTTGTGCCAGATATTATCTTCATTGATTACCTAAACATCTGTGCATCTTCTCGTATCAAGGCTGGTGGTTCTGTAAATTCTTACACATACATCAAGTCTATTGCTGAAGAACTCCGTGGCTTGGCTGTTGAACACAATGTGCCAATTGTATCTGCAACACAAACAACTCGTAGTGGTTTCAGCAACTCTGATGTTGGTCTAGAAGATACTTCTGAATCTTTTGGTCTGCCTGCAACTGCTGACTTTATGTTTGCTTTGATTACAACTGAAGAACTGCAACAACTAAACCAAATTATGGTGAAACAGTTGAAGAATCGGTACTCTGACCCTAACAATAACAAACGATTTGTTGTTGGTGTTGACCGTTCTAAGATGCGATTGTATGATGCAGAAGATTCAGCACAGGCAGATATTACCGATTCTGGTCAAGTGAAGAATGATGCACCACTTAATACATTTGGTAACCGTGAGAAGAAATTCAATAAGAACTTTGGTGGTCTTAAAGTATGACGCTAACTAAAGAACAAGCCGTACATTGCGCTGATGTATTCTCAAACTACTTTGATAAGTTTGGTCGTATTGATGAATACATGCGTGAACAAAAACTAAACTCAATGGCAGAAAGACCATTTACTTTGCCTGGCATGGGACCAGAAGAAGATTTGTTCTCTGATTTTACTATGTCACCTGCTGATATGGAATTTGAAATCATTGAGTTGCCACAAGATAGATGGGACATTTATCTTAATATGATTTCTAGTCATTCAAACATGACCAGTATTCCTGGCCGTTGTTTGCGTTTGGCTGTATTTGAAAAGAAGTCACAGAAGTGGGTTGGTTTCATTCGTCTTGGTTCTCCTGTTATCAATTGTAAACCTCGTAATGAAATGCTTGGTCAAGTATTCACACAACATGAAGGTGGTGCTCAATTGTTCAATCAATGTGCCGCAATGGGTTTTGTGATTGTACCTGCACAACCATTTGGTTTCAATTATCTTGGTGGTAAATTACTTGCAGCCATCTGTACCTCACATGAAGTACGTAGAATGTTGGATGAAAAGTATAAGATGACCACCTGCCTATTTGAGACAACCAGTTTGTATGGTTCTTCAAAGGCAGTATCACAATATGATGGTATGAAACCTCTGATTCGTTTCAAAGGTTTAACTGATAGTGATTTCTTGCCAATGTTGCATGGTAAAACATATACTGACCTCAAAGATTACATAGAGAATATCATTGGTGAACCATTGGCACCAGAAGGTGCTTCATCACGCAAGTTGAAGATTTCTAATGCAATGGTGTCTATGATTAAGATTGGCCTCAAAGGCACACCAGAGGCTGTTAAGTTTGCACAGACTATTGACAATGCCAAAAACCTAAACGAACAGAAACGATACTTCATCTCTGATTATGGGTTTAAAAACATGGTTGATTTTGTAAATGGAAAGACTGACAAGTTAATTCCAGGTGAAAACTATGAGAAACATAATCTGGCCAACATTACAGAGTGGTGGCGTAAGAAGGCTATCAATCGATTTGATACGTTAAAGACTGATAATCGTATCAGAACCGAACAAGAAGTTTGGACTGGTGATAAAGTGCTTGACATAATTAGATAATTCAGGTAGGATAAATACTTCAATAACAATCGGAGTGTTTACATGGCCAAATCTTATTCAGCAGCTGAATTAACAAGAATGCAAGAACTAGGTTCTGCGTGGATTTTTCGCAGAGTATTAAATGACAATCAAAGATACAATAGTCCAGAAGATATTGTAAAAGATAAAAAATATAAAGAACTAGTAGCAATATATCCAGCAATAAATGCTGAATGGCTAAAAGCTTTTTACGCTCAACAGAAAACCATGTTTAAAGAATTTGCACCATCCAAATTTACAGAATTCAATAGAGATGGTGGATTCATGGACTTTATTACGGATCTTGTTCGTACAAAATTCAAAATTTCTAAAAAAGATTCATGGGATCCTGCTGATATTTGGTGTGTCCAAAATGAACAGAAAGTTATCTCAGATATTAAAAAAGTAGTTGAAGATGGTAAAGCTTCTAGTTTGTTAGAGTTAAATGCTCTTATGAGGACTTTATACAAAGAACGAAGACTTGTTGGAATTTCTTTAAAATTAATTTCTGGTAAAGAAGCTAAATATGAAGAAGTTAATATTAATGAAGCTGATTTTCCCGATAAGAAAAATTATAATTTTAACATTTCATCTATGAAGTGTCCGTTAAGTTTAAAAAACGGAACGCAATTTGCAACACAAGATACAAGAATTGTTGTAGATGGCGGGGGTGTAAAATACGATTTTCAAATTAAAGCAAATAGTACATCAGGATATAATAATTTGAAGTTTGAACCAACCTCTTCTGCTGGAACCAAAGCACGATTAGGTAAAACACCACTTGATTTGTTAGCTAAATTATTAAAAGATTATAAAGTTGCTTTTAAAAATAGTCACAAAGAATATCCAATGACTGGTGCAGATTTCAATGATAAAACTTCCTTACAGTATGCTAGAACTGTATTCGAAACAATTAATGCAGCTGGTGTTGATACAGGTGTAAAAAATACAGAAGAATTTATTTCTAATATGCAGAAAGTTTTTACTCTTGAGCCACATACAGCAAATTCTAAATTAATGCAATTAAATTTTTTATATGGTATTTGTTCTATGAAAAAAGAAGAAAGAGACAGTCTTTTAACCGATATGTGTTTCTTAGCTCAGAAAAAAGGTAGTCAGTTTGGTCCGTTTGGAAAATTATACTAAAATGAACTTTACACAATTTTTAACCGAATCAAAAGAAGGTAAGAACCTTCACCTAGAACACATTGAAGATGAGGTTCTGAATCGTGGTGTCTCTGGTGCTCGTGAAGCAATTAATTTCTTGCAATCTCTCCGAGATATGTTGGCAGGCCACTCACAATCACGGGTGAATGTTACAACAAAATGGGATGGTGCACCTGCTGTATTTTGCGGTATCAACCCTGAGAATGGTAAATTCTTTGTTGGTACTAAAGGCATATTCAATGCAAATCCAAAATTGAATTATACTGATGCAGACATTGATGCAAACCATACTTCAGAAGGTTTAAACTCTAAACTCAAAGTTGCATTGCGTTATCTGCCTAAGTTAGGCATTAAAGGTATTCTGCAAGGCGACATGATGTTTGCAAAAGGTGATATTAACAAACAAGTTATTGATGGTCAATCATACATCACCTTTCAACCAAATACAATTGTTTATGCCGTTCCTTCTGATGCTAAGTTGGCTCGTATGATGCTTGATGCTCAAATGGGTATTGTGTTTCATACATCATACACAGGCAAGACGATGGCTGATATGAAGGCCTCATTCAATATTGATATTGGCCATTTGACTACAACTAAAGATGTTTGGTTCCGTGATGCATCATTCACCGATGCTTCTGGTACTGCCACATTTACCGCAGAAGAAACTGCTGCTATTACTGGTATACTCTCACAAGCGGGCAGAACATTTCAAACAATCAACCCATTGAATTTGAATCGTATTTCTAATAGTGAAATTATTATGACTTACATTAAGACTTTTAATAACACAAAAGTCCGTGCAGGTCAAGCTATCAGAGACACAAGAGCTCACACATTTGAACTAACACGATGGGTTGAAGCAAAGCTAAATAAAGATATCATTGATGCAAAGAAAGATGAAACTAAAAAGAAACGTGTCAAAGAGAAAACAGAGATTATGCGTTTCTTCAATAGTGCAGCCAGAGATTTAAAGGCTATATTTGATTTGATGAACCTGTTGGTTAATGCAAAGAATATGATTGTTAAAAAGTTACAACAAATGAAACAAGTTACTGGTACATTCTTACGTACAGACGATGGTTTCAAAATTACTAACCCCGAAGGTTTCGTGGCGGTTGATAGACTAAAAGGCAATGCAGTTAAACTGATTGACCGATTAGAGTTTGCACACGCTAACTTCAATGCAACCAAAAATTGGAGCAATTAATGGCTGAACAAAAGTTTAATATCAATGAGATTATGGCTGAGTATGGTGATAATGATTTTGGTTTTACTGCAATAGATGAAGAAGAATACAATGCCGTTATTGCTGAAAAAGAAGAAACTGTAGATGAATACAAAACTAGACTTAAAGAAGTTGAAAAGATTATTCTGCCATTCTTAACTAAACTATTGAAGACTGCCGACCAACCAATCATCAAGTGGCCAAATCGGGCACCACAGTTGGAGACACAAATTCAAAAGATATTGAATTTGACCAGAGGTTAATATGCGATTTAAAGAATACGAAGAATTGTTAGAAGCCGCATATGCCGGCAACATTGGTATTATGGAACTAATCAAGTTCAAACAGAAGGCAAACGACAAACAGAAAAAAGAGTTTGATGACCATGTGAAGAACAAACGTCACGAACAGGCTTGGAAAGTCGTCCAAGATGTGACTGGCGTAAAACTACATAAGAGTGTGCATGAAGAAACAAAGCCTGATATTCTTCCTAAATCAGGTGCAGGTGCATGGGGAACAGATGAATTGGCAAACACCTATAAAAAGGGAACGCCAGGTCAAAACATTGCCAAATTTAAAGATTACAAACGAACTAAGTAAACCAACTGGAGTATATTATGAAAGACTTGATTATAGGTGCAAGTACCAATTACGATTGGAACAAATTAAAATATTGGATTAATTCCATTAACAAATCAGGGTTTGAAGGCGATAAAGTCCTTATTCTGATGAACTGTGATGCAGCCACAGTTAAGAAAGTGAACGAAGCAGGTTTCAAGGTCATTGGTTTTAACCAAGACCAACAAGGCAACCTGCAATACGAATCACAAATGCCGATTCACGTTGAACGATTCGGCCACATCTACGAATATCTCCGTAAAAACGAATATCGCTACGTCATTACTACAGACGTAAAAGATGTAATCTTCCAACAAAACCCTGTTGACTGGTTAGAAGCAAATCTAACCTCTGAAAATTTGGTCTTCTCATCTGAAAGTATTTTATACAAAGATGAACCATGGGGTGACCAAAATCTATTAGAAACCTACGGCCCATACGTACACGAAAATTTTAAAAACAATGAGATATTTAATGTTGGCGTTCTTGCTGGTACTGGTAGTGCGATGCGTGATTTGGCTATCAACATCTTCACAGCAGCAACAAACAGGCCGATACCTATATGCGACCAATCTACGTTCAACTTCATGGTCTCTATGAGTCCATATCGTGAAACAAGTTTGTACAAACGCTCTGAAGATGGTTGGGCTTGCCAGTTGGGTACAACAGTTGACCCATCTAAGATTCATCAATTCAAACCATTGTTGTTAGAACCATCACCAACTATTGATGGTGATACAGTAACTACATCAAAGGGTACACCATACTATATCGTACACCAGTATGATAGAGTTCCTGAATGGCGTAAATTGATTGAGGTGAAATATGGCTAATGCCTTAGTAATGTCTGGTCATCTACGGACATTTAAAGACATTGCTGAAGAGGTTAAACATTTTGTTTCGTTGAATGAACTTGATGTTTACCTTTATATTTGGGATGAAAACAACCAAGATGATATTGATTATGTTGTAAAGACCTTACAACCAGTTAAATGGTTGGCTGAGAAGAATGAACTGTATGCACAAGAATTCTTTGATGCTGAAGACCGAATCTCAAAGAAGAAATGAGTTGATTGAAAAAGAATATGACAACATTGTGTACAGTCGTTTTGATACTAGGTTGACCACATTCAAGGTACGACCATTGGTTGAACAGTACAAAGATGCCGTGATTACACCAACAAATGAACAATATGGTATGGTGTCTGATATCTTTGCTATTATTCCATGGCAACACAGAGAAGGCTATTTCTTCTACAATCGTGCAGAAGATATTTTGAATCGTAGGTTTAATAAGAAGACCAAAGAATGGTTGACTGAGAAGTTTTTCTGGCCAACTGGTCAAAGAGATATTGTTTTACACGATGAGAACAGATATTGTCCTCACCTGTTGTGTATGAGAAACTATTTTGAATCTAATACACCATACCTTGTGATTGATTTGCCTGTTTATATTAAGAGATAATATGAAAATTGCATTATGTGTATCTGGCCAACCTAGAGGCCTTGCAACTGCCTTCCAGTATGTCAAAAAGAATCTGCTTGACAAACACGATGTGACAGTATTTGCTCATCTTTGGCAAGACTCAACTAAAGATTTGGCACCATTGTGGATGTACGAGCCAAAGAAATTTGAACTTGAACAACCAATGAACCCTGATTTGTCAAAGTACACCAGAGTTCCACCTCCACAACCAAACTGGAAAGTAAAGAATCCTGCCCTATCAACATATGCACAATTCTACTCTTTGATGAAGGCTAATAATTTAAAGAGAGAACATGAAAATGATTACAAGATGACCTTTGATTGGGTCATTCGTTCTCGTTTTGATTTTGCATTGAATACTGAAATACCATTTGCAGAGTTGGACAATACCAAGTTGTATATTCCAAACTGCCGAATGACACCAAACAGAGATTTTGGAAATGACCAGTTTGCTTTCTCATCGTCACGCAACATGGATAAGTATTGTAATGTGTTTAATCGTATAGATGAATTCTATGACATTGGTGTTACGATGATTGGTGAAGATATGATGAGTATGAATTGGAAAACCACAGGTTTAACTGGTGAGAACCTTGTGTACTGCAATATGAATCATGCTTTCCCTCCCGGCCCACACAATGGAACATGGCATTCATTGGTGAGGGAAGACTTTGAAAAGTGGTAAAGTATTAAAAGAGTTAAAGGGTCATTCTAACAGCCATGTTTACCTAATGCAAGATGGTGATACTGTCTTTGTTAGGAAAACTGGTGACATTGACCGAAACTTGGAAAGATTTGATTCTCTTTCCAAGTTAAACTTGAGCCTGCCTAAAATCTATGAGATTACAGGCACATATTATGATATGGAATATATCTCTAGTTTAGAGATGAAGAAGTATTTGCCTACAAATAAAGTTGATAAATTAGTTGACTTTATTAAGAATACCATGTATAATCTATCAAAGAATACCATTGAGAAAGATTATACTGAAACTTACCGCAAGAAACTGGCCTCGTTTGACTTCAACAAGTTTGATATGCCATTCACATCCGAAGAACTACTAGATAAGTTACCAAAGGTTCTTCCATCTTCAGAGTATCATGGTGATTTCACACTAGAAAACATTCTCTATGATACAAACCAAGATGAGTTTGTATTGATTGACCCATTGACTACAGAGTATGATTCGTTTGTATTTGACTTGGCCAAATTAAGACAAGACCTTGTGTGCAAGTGGTTTATCAGAAATGACAATGTATATTTGGATTCAAAACTGTATGCCATCATAGACAAATTGAATGGTTTTGTCTATAATGAGAATCATAACTTACTGATTCTGATGTTGATGAGAGTTTTGCCTTATACACACAATGAAAAAGATAAAGAATTTTTAATGACAGAAGTGAGAAGATTATGGAAATAATTATGCCTTGTGCGGGTCTATCGACTCGCTTTCCCAATATGCGACCAAAGTACCTGTTGTCAGACTATAACAATAGGTTGATGATTGAGAATGCAGCCAAGAACTTTATTGGTAAATACAACGTCACGATTGCTATTCTGAAACAACACAATGAGATGTTTAATGCAGAGAATAAATTGCGTGAGGCCTTTGGTGATAAAGTTAACATTGTTGTGTTAGATGAACCAACAAGTGGTCCTGCCGATACAGTCTATCAGGCCATTATGAAGGCTGAATATTTCTTCACATCAGTCTCACCAATGTTAATCAAAGACTGTGATGGTTTCTACGATTCAGATTTGGTTGATGGTAATGCCATCTATGTTTCTAAGTTGTCAAAGAATCCAGACATTCGTAATGCACCTGCAAAGAGTTACACCATCACCAATGAACAAGGCATTATTACCTCTGTTGTTGAGAAACAGATTGTCAGTAATTCATTCTGTGTTGGTGGTTATCAGTTTGCAAGCATTGGTGAGTACGTTGATACGTTTGAGAAACTGAAAGACAATGCCACTTCTGAAATCTTTGTGTCAAACATCATTGATTATATGATTTCAAATGGTGCAGTATTCAATGAGAAAGAAGTTGAGAACTTTGTTGATGTTGGTACTGCCGATGATTGGTTTAAATTCAATAACAAGCCAACATACTTCTGTGACATTGATGGTACAATCATTAAGACTAAAGACTTCCATGATGACCCATATGAACCAATTCAAAAGAATGTTGATGCCTTGTTGAAAGAACAAGCCCGTGGTTGTAAACTGGTGTTTGTAACTGCTCGTAAGAAACGATATGAAGAATACACCAATAAGATTCTGACTGAGATGGGTTTTGTAAACTATGTGTTGGTGATGGAAGCAAATCATTCACGCCGTGTATTGATTAATGATTATGCCAACTCCAACCCATTCCCTTCTGCTGTTGCGTTGAACTTGAAACGTGATAGTGATAATCTTGGAGATATGATATGAACATTCTGATTACTGGTGGTGCAGGTGGTATTGGTTCAACTCTATGCATTGAATTGGCCAAGAACGGTCATACAGTAGTTGCACTAGATGATTTCAGTCATGGTTACATGGAGAATCTATTTGATGGTGGTAAACAAGTCTGTGATGCAGTACCACTTGATATCAGAAAGACAAAGAAACTAACAAAGCTTTTGCTATTTAACAAGACTGATGTTATAGTGCATTTGGCAGCGTTAACATCTTTACCTGAGTGTGAATCTAATCCTGCTGAGTGCTTGAGTGTGAATGTTGCAGGTACTGCCTCTGTTCTCAAGGCAGCCAAAGATGCAGGTGTCAAACGAACCATTGTTGCCAGTACATCAGCCATCTATGAAGGTAATACTGAATCAGAGGCACCATTTACTGAGGACATACAAGTTAAACCATCATTGTTCTATCCATTGTCAAAGAAACTAATGGAAGATGTGGTGCAATCATATATTGCCAACTATGACATGGATATTGTGACACTACGATTCTTTAATGTGTTTGGACCAAGGCAAGATGTTCATCGTCCATCACCACCACTTCTAAATTATATCGTAAAACAAGTTGCTAAGCAAGAACCATGCACGTTCTATTCAAATGGTGAGCAAAAGCGGGATTATGTTCACGTTGATGATGTGGTAAAGTTGATTGAACTTTGCATTAATAAACCAAAGGCCAAAGGACAAATATACAATGTGTGTACCGGCACATTAACATCGGTGAAAGATGTTATTGGTTCTGCTGTGACCGTATTCGGTGATTTGAAGTATGAATTTAAACCTTCAAAAGAATATTGGTCTAGTTACAATCTATCTATATCTAAATTGGCAGTTGAAAGAGAAGTCAATAAGTTTTCTTTAGGTTCTTGTTCAAAGGCCATGTGGGAACTTGGTTGGACACCAAACAAAGGTATTGAATACTTGATGGCAGAAACTATGAAACAAAATTATGAGCTTATTACTAGATAAAAACTTATTCATCGTTACCTCTGCATTGGTGCCAAACATTGGTGTGATTCCACCACAAGATAGATTCTATCAAACTATTAGTACATTGATATCGTTGCGTAAAAAATTACCTGATGATTACATCTTCTTCTCTGATGGTTCACCTAATCCTGTGCCTAAAGAATGGGAAGATGAGATTTCAAAGTATGCTAATGCAATGGCGTTTTGGGCTCAAGACCCTGAGATTAAACAATTAGCAGGTGCAGGCCAAAAGAGTCAGGCTGAGATTGTGTTATTGTTTAAGACACTACAGGCCTTGAAAGGCAACCCACAATTACATCCAATCATGCAGGATACAAAACGAATCTTTAAGTTCTCTGCACGAAGTATATTGCATGATAGCTTTGATATTAAAGAATATGATAACCTATTTGGCAAGTATGTGTTTAAGACACGAATACCATCTTGGTTGTCACAAGATAAACAGGCACAAACAACTGACAATTTGTTTATCACACGCATGTATTCTATGTGTCCATCACTTATAGATGATTATTTGCAAACATTAGTTAAGTGTTATAATACTGTAAACGAACATGGGATTGATACAGAACACGCCCATTATCAGCACATAGATAAGAAGTATCTGATTGAATTTGACAAACTGCATTGTGAAGGCATTATGGCCGGAACAGGCGCTACTGAGGTATATTAAATGAACTTAAAAGAATATTGGCTGAACAACACCGGCAAAAAGATTACAAAATGGACACATTACTTTTGGGTGTATGACCGACACTTTGCGGCACTAAGAGATAAACCAATTAAGATGTTGGAGATTGGTGTATTGAATGGTGGTTCACTAGAGATGTGGAAGAAATACTTTCATCCTGATAGTACAATCGTTGGTATCGATATCACACCAAGTTGCAAAGACTTTGAAGATACAGAAAACAATGTGCATGTACGCATTGGTGACCAATCTGACCCTGAGTTTCTGCAAAGCCTTGTAGATGAATTTGGTGAGTTTGATTTGGTGTTGGATGATGGCAGTCACCATGTTGCACATGTGAACAAAACATTCCAGTATTTGTATCCAAAGATTGCAAAGAATGGTACTTACTTCATTGAAGACACACATGCGGCCTATTGGTCATCACATGGTGGTTCTATTGACCATCCAGATTCTATCAACAATGTGACTAAGAAGATGGTCGATAAGATTAATGCTGAACACACCCGTGGTCAGGTGGAACCAGATTTCTTCACATATGAAACTAAATGCATGTCGGTGTATGATAGTATGGTTGTATTTGAGAGAGGAAATGTAGGCGCCAAACGACCAGAGGAGTATGGCGGACCAAAATCTGATGAGGTATTCATCATCAAAACTCACTAAATACTAAATAAGACATTAACAACTGCTGCAGAGGCGGGACATGAAATTTAGAGAATTTATTACTGAGAATAAAGAAAAACATGCGGTCATGGCGTTTGGCCGTATGAACCCACCTACAACCGGACATGAAGTTCTGGTTCATAAGGTTAAATCAGTAGCGAACCAAGTTGGTGGTTCTCATCACATTGTCCTGTCCCACTCACAAGATGCCGCTAAGAACCCTCTTACATCGGCACAAAAAGTCAAGCACGCTAAGAGATTCTTTCCTGATACGAACATCTCTGTAGCAACCAAAGAAGAACCAAACTTCTTAACACAAGCAGCCAAACTACACAAACAAGGTGTTACTCACCTTCACATGGTTGCTGGTTCTGACCGTGTTGCCGAATACCATAAATTGTTACACAAATACAATGGTACACACGAAGGCGCACTATTCAATTTCAAAAAGATTACACTTCACAATGCAGGTGCTCGTGACCCTGATGCTGAAGGTACATCTGGTATGTCCGCTTCAAAAATGAGGTCACATGCTAACACAAACAGTTTTGATGACTTTAAACAAGGCATTCCAAAACATGTACCTGAACACCATGCAAAAGAATTGTTCCGTGATGTTCGTAAAGGTATGAACATTAAAGAATCTGTAGACCTCAACGAAGAATTCGAAATGCTTTCTGAAGGTGTACACGACCAAGGCATCTTCAAGGCTGTGTTCTTAGCAGGCGGTCCAGGTTCTGGCAAAGACTATGTGATGAATAACACATTAGATGGCCAAGGTTTAACTGAAATCAATTCTGATAAGGCACTTGAGTTCTTAATGGACAAAGAAGGCCTTGACAAGATGATGCCTGCTGACGAAACAGAGAAACGAAACCTTGTCCGTGGTCGTGCAAAGAACATTACAGAATTACGTCAACAACTTGCATTGTTAGGTCGCAATGGCCTGATTATCAATGGCACAGGTGATGATGTAACTAAAACCAAAAACATCAAAGACCAATTAGAAAAGTTGGGTTATGAAACATCTATGTTACTGGTTAACACAAGAGATGATATTTCAGCACAACGCAACCTAGAACGTGGTCAACGTGGTGGTCGTGCAGTACCAGAACCAATTCGTAAAGAGAAATGGGACAATGTACAGTATGCTCGTACTGAGTATGCACAAATGTTTGGTGCAAACTATTCTGAATTTGATAACTCTGAAGACTTGCGTGAAGCCGATCCAGAAACAGTTAAGGCTAAGAAGGCTGAGTTACTGAGTTTGTTTAACAAGTTCAAAGAGTTTGTTGCGGCACCACCAAAGTCACAAGAGGCACAATTCTGGACTGCCAATGAATTGGATAAGAAAGATTCTCTACCAGTTCCTAAAGATGGTGCAGAACAATTACCTGCATCTAATGATGAAACTGCTAGTGAAGCAAGTAAACTAGGTTTACAATACTATGGTTTCGGTCGTTATGGTAAGAATGGTAAAGTAACACACCGTTCTGTGCATGGCCAGTTGGTAATGGTTAATAAAGAAGAACCAAAACAACCAAAGATTCCAGTTAATAGTTCATCACAAAAACCTGCTAAGAAGGTTGTTAATGAATCTGTTACAGTTTCCATTACTGGTGACACAGCAGAAGAAGTTAATCAGATGTTTGCTATGATGCATGGCGGAACAACATCAGAAAATAAACAAACAGAACAATATCAATTCACAGACAATACGGAAGTATTGACTCTTGGTACAAGATATGAATCTATTGGTGATAGACCAGATAGTATGACGTTCACCAATGATGATGTTCTTATAGAAAAAAATGAAGTGTTGAAAGACAAAAATGGTAAAGTGCGTGTCTTTATGCTTAGAAATTCAGCAGCAAAAGAAGCACACACTAAAAATGGAACTATTGTAAAATACAATAATGGTTATATTGTTAAACTTAATGGAGAAAATAAAAATGCTAGATTATCTGAAAAAACTATTCACACCAAAACAACCGGCACCAGTGGAAGCCTCATTACCGAAAGTAGAGGAAGCACCATTGGTTCAGTTGGAACAAGTGGCACCGCAAGAACCATTGCAGAGCACAGAGCCAGTGGTAACTACACCAGAACCAGCTCCAGTGCAACAGACAGCACCGGTACCGGCACAGAAACCTGCGCCGAAGAAACAACCCGTAGCAAACTCACGCTCTCAGAAATCCGTACCCGCCAAAAAGAAAAAGTAATAGAGTCTATTAATAATGGCGAATCTGGTCTATCAATGGCTGCATCTGGTGAAAACCTTGGTCGTGATGGTTTGACAAGAACCAAAACACTAAAGAAACCACTAGAAGAATTAACTGGTGATGAAACTGGTGCATCAATTGGTGACCAAAAAGAAGGTGAACTGAAAAGAGTTGGCATTAATCTTAAAACATTTAAATCAAAGAAGTTTGTAGGATGAAATCATTTAAAGCATTCATAACAGAAACGCCTGCTTGGACACGCAAAGAAGGCAAGAACCCTGAGGGTGGTTTAAACCGCAAGGGTATTGCTTCTTATCGTGCTGCAAATCCAGGTTCTAAACTATCGATGGCGGTTACAACTCCACCATCAAAGTTGAAACCTGGTTCTAAAGCGGCTAATCGTAGAAAATCATTCTGTGCTCGTATGGGTGGCATGGAAGGTCCAATGAAGAAACCCAATGGTGAACCAACACGCAAAGCATTAGCGTTGAGGAAGTGGAACTGTTAAATGGCACAGTATAGAGTAGAAACTGGTTCTTACGACCCAAAAATATCCAATCATTTTGAAGTAATGATGTTGGCTAATAATGCGGCCGGAGATATCGTTACACAAAGTAATCCATTACCAGTTTCATTGATTAACACCAATACTACTCTAAATGCACCTTGGGAACTTCAAGTTGGCCGAGGAAAAGTTGCTACTGTAACTTCAATTAACATTCAAGGTTACAATGTTGCTATGCCATCAAGTTGGTGTACCGCATGGGAACTTGCTAATAGTGCTGGGGATTATGTATATCCTTCTTCTTCAGTTGCAATGACATTTACAAGTGAATCAGCAGAATCATTGACAATGACAGTTTCTGGTTTAGATTCTTCTTACACACCAAAGATTTCTACTGTAACATTTACAAACAGTAATACTGGAGTTGTAACGAGTGGAACGAATTCATTTTTCCGTATTAATAGAATGCAGATTACATCAAATACTTCTGTTGGTGCTATATCTGCAACAAATAATGGAACAACATATTCATATATAGCTCCTGGAACAGGTATTAGTCAAGCTAGTATATACACAGTTCCAGCTGGTCACACATTTTATTTACTCCGTGTAGTTGCATACACCACAAATAATGGTAATCAACATTGCACATACAGAATTTCTACACAAACAATTTCTGGTGGAATAACAACGCCACAAATTGTTTTAACGGCACCGTTTCAACAAGTATATTCAACATTAAGAGTTGTACCAAGAGCTTATTCTGCTAACACAGACATTAAATGGCAGTTGTATCAAACATCACCTGCACCAGGTTCGGTACAACTTGAAGGTATATTAATTCCCAATTCTGCACCATAACAAATAACTAAAAGGAGAACACCATGTTCGGAGATAACAAACAAATTAGAGATGTAGCTGAAGTAGCTAGAAAAATTATGATGGGTGAGAAACTTCATCCAAACCAACAAAAGTTGGATGTACATGAGCCAGAGAAAGACAAATTGACGGCTGATGACTTCAAAAAACTTCGTGCAGGCAAAAAACCTGATGTAAAGAAAGAAGAAGTTGAGATTGAAGAAGAAAGCCATCAGTCAAAGACTACAATGAAGCACATTCCAAATCCATCACCTGCACAAAAACAAGCAGCTAAAGATATTAAACCTGGCGTTGGCGGTTATCGTGACCGTATTGATATGCTTAAAAGTGCCGGTGTTAAAGAAGAAGTTGAAGAAATTGATGAAGCTACGATGACACACATCACTCTTGGTGCGAAAGTTAAAGATAAAGAAGGTGGTTATAATCAAGATGTACACCATAAAGGTAAAAAGATTGGTCACATTGAAGCATATAAACACCGCACTGGGATGAGATATGGTTCACACCATGATGCTTCTGGTGACTCAACAGCTGGCAACAGAGATGCGGAAGAATCTATTGCTGATATAAGATTTGCTCATGCCGACCACTTGAAGTCTATGAAGAAAGAGCAAGTTGAACAGATGGATGAAGTTAAGATGGCTGATTTGCCATCAACTAAAGTTCAAGGCCGTTCATATGGTTCATCTAAGCCACAACCAAGTGCCTTTGATGTGCTAAAAGGACCAAAAGAAAAAGAATTGAAATCTATTGAATCTGAGAAGAAGAAAAAGAAAATGTCTGAAATGGTTGCCCTCTATAAAGATGGTGGCATGAAGGCATTCTTTGAATCTATTAAGAAAGAAGATTTGATTTCAGAAGAACCTGATTCAGAACAATTCGCAAAAGAATTGGAAGACCAAAAGAAACGTGCCGCTGGTACTAAACCACAAGCTGATGTTGCAAAGGCTGCTGTTTTATCAGTTAAGCAAGAAGCAACTGAACAAGACATTCAAGTTATCAATGCAGATGCAGCCAATGGTGTTGACCAAGTTAACATTGAAGAACGCACATTGACTGCTGCTGAGACAGACAAGAAAGAAGAAATTGTTAAATCTATGAAAAAAGGTTTAGCAGGTTTTAAAGAGCGTTATGGTAAAGATGCTAAGTCTGTAATGTATGCAGCTGCCACAAAGCAGGCCAAAAAAGACTAAAATGGAAAACTTCAAAAGTTTTTCTGAAGCAATACAACCTGGTTCTGTTCCTGAACCAGGTCGTGAAGCTGTTGGTGGTAGATTTAAATCTGCAGCACCAAAGAAACCAACAAAACCTGCACCATTTGTAACTAGTGAAGACACAAAGGTTGATGTGCAAAGTTTTTCTGATTTCTTAGAGGGTAGATGTTGGCCTGGTTATAAACCAAAACCAGGTAAGACACCTTACTCACCTGGTTCTTGCGTGAAAGAATCTCCTGATGCAGAACTTAAAGAAGATTTGCGTAAATGGTTTAGTAAAACTGATCCAAAAGGTGGTTGGAAAAGAATCAATAGTAAAGGTGAGGCCATTGGTCCTTGTGCAAGAGAGCCTGGTGAACCTAAACCTAAATGTATGTCTAACGAAAAGAGAGCTGCTCTAAGTAAGAAAGAAAGAGCATCTGCCGTTGCAGCTAAAAGAAAACATGACCCTAATCCTGAGAGAAAGGGTGCACCAATAAATGTGTCTAACTTTGGAAAAGGAAAGATAAGCGAAGATATGGAAAACTTAGAAGAAAAAAATGTACCAACTAGTCCTGAAAAGTGGGCACAGGCCAAAGCACAAGCAAAGGCTAAATTTGATGTGTACCCTTCGGCATACGCCAATGGTTGGGCATCTAAAAAATATAAAGAGATGGGTGGCGGATGGAAATCTGTTGCAGAAGAAACAGAGAACCTTGAAGAAGGTCGCCCATCACAACGCCATCCATTGGAAGGCCATGAGTATCACAAAAAGTCTGATGAGGCTTTAATCCACATTGCTAAAGATGCTCATGCAGCCGCAGAAGCAATGAAGTCACACAATACTACTGCTGAGAACAAGTATCGTGACCAGGCCAATGACTCTGCAACAGTAAGACATTTCCGCAAAACAAGTGGAATGCCTGACTGGTATAAAAAGAAGTATGGTCATATGAAAGAAGATGCTAAACAAGATGATAAGTCTTCAACTGCTTTAAGTGGACTTGTTGCTAAAAAGAATTTGAAACAAGCCGAAGGCAAAAATAAGTCGCAAGAGTTTATCAATAAAATGACAAGTAAAGTGAATGCAGCTAAACGTCTTAAAGAAGAAGATGCATACGATAAAGATGCTAAACCTTCTGACAAACCACATGATAAAGAGGCGGCTGCAAAGCGTGCTAAGATTGCCGCAGTAATGGCAAGAAGGAAAATGGCTAAAGAAGAAGTTGAACAATTAGATGAGTTGTCACCTAGTACTTTACAAAGTTATAAAGTTGCTGGTCACAAGAAATATGATAGTATTAGAAACAATACTGATGCCGATTCGATGACTAAGAAATCCAAATTGGAAAAAGGTATTAAAACTGCTCACGCAAAACAATATCCATCCAAACCTGCAGCAGCTGCACCAAAGAAAGACCCTAATAGTCGTGGCTATGAACAAGGTCGTTACATGGGTGACAGCGTTGAACAAGATAATGAAAATAGAATTGATGAATTGTCCAATGATATGTTGGGTCGTTACAAGACTGCCGCTGGTGCCGATGCATCTAAGGCTGACAAAGCTGGTGACTATAACAAAGGCAACAAACGATTTAGTGGTATTATGAGAGCAACTAAGAAACAAATGGCTAATGACATTGTTACACGAGCATCTGCTGTTACAGAAGCTGCAGTTGTTACAGATAAAGATAAGATTGTTTCTGTACATGACAAAAAAGGCAGTAGCCTCCGTGTGTTAGCAAGTAACCTTGGTCATTACAGAGATGCAGGTTACAAAGCCGTTAGAGAAGCAAAAGAGAAAACTGAGTATGATTACGAAGGTGACATGGCCCGTGGTCAATTACAAAGTGTAATCAATAATGCTCAAAGAGTACATGACATGTTAGAAGATAATGATAATCTTCCTGAGTGGGTACAATCAAAGATTACCCTTGCAGAAGATTATATCTCAACAGTTGCCAACTATATGATGAGTGAGATTGATGAATCCATTGCTGATGACAAGTATGGTTCTGCAGCCTCTGAAACATTAGTCACTAAACCTTACAAAGAACCGGCTAAGAAGATGAAAGAATCTAAAGATGAATCACCACCTTTTGATGGTCCATACGTTAAGCGCACAGGTACAGTAACAGACAAATCTGGTGCTAAACACACAGATATGTCCAGAGTTAGAGACTTGGCTCGTACAGCAATGAAGAAACAAGCCAGTTCTTACAAAGCACCTAAGAAACTAGGTGAAGAAGCTTCTCGCAAGGCAGAGATTGTCAAAACTGCTGCCAAGAAGAAAAAACCTGATAGTAAAGAAGATACATTCCAGGCAGAACCTGAGTTGTCATCTACTATCACTAAAAATTATTAAGTGGTTGACAGGCATAAATAAACAATCAAACCAGATAACTAGGAGAAATATATGTCTTTATGGGGAAATTTAGATGCTGCTAACAATGCACCAAAGTTCGCAGGAACTGGTGGTATTGGCTTGACAGCTAACACACAACAATTATTTTCAAACACAACTTTTGCTACAACAAGTTCTACATTAGGTGTAGCAGGTCAAGCAATTGGTGTTTTTGGACTTAGTGCTTTAGAAGCATCCAATACAGGCGCTGGAAAAGCTAATACAGCTAGCGCACATGCTGGTTGGGTGATGCGTAAAGAAGGCACTGGCGGCCGTGCTGGTCGTATTCAAACAGAAACATTGGTTGCTATGGGTTCCATGACTGGTGACCACGCAGCTGCGAATACGACTTACCCAGGCGTCTAATGCGATTCTCTGAATATATCCGTGAGATGGGTGTTGGTGCGGTGGCAACACCGATGGCCACGCCTTCTCTCATGGATACTAATTTAGATAGTCTTAACACACGTTTAGATTATGATACTGATGAGAAATTTATGTCTCCTGAATCTGGTATACAAAGGATTCGTAGAGTGTTGCACCTATATGGGTATGACTTAGCACCACTCTACGATGCCGATCCAGAAGGAGAAGAAATAGTTATTGATTTGGATAATAATGTAGGCGTATACATTTTATATACTCTCACCGATGATAATCGTTATGAATTTTATGCTGAAGTAGGCAATGAAAGTCGTATGCAAGAACTTTTATCGGACGAGGGCACAGAAGAAGAAGAATAAATGTCCTTTGATGATTTGAATAATGATAATATAATGATGTATGCAATGAAAGCTTATGATAAGCCTGATTGCATTATGAGTGAGTTTAAAGATGATATGAAACGATTCAACTACCTAAAAAGGTTGTTTCGTAGGTACCGCAAGGTTGACGAACTTAGAGAGCAATTGGTCTTAAACCATCTAGTTGTTCTCTATAATGTTTTTGGACCAGAGGTAACTTCAAGAATGTTATTCTTTAAAATGTCAAAAGACGATTATCCTGCTTTGAAGACTTATTTGTTGTTTTTGAGTATTATGCCTGATAGAATTCGTGGTATTAAAGGACAAGATATTATATCTTCGGATATTCCAATTGACCCTAGAGTTGCAGAAGTATTAAGACAAAAATGAATATTGAAACAGACAAATAAAGGTTTGGAGTATAATGACCAACGAATTAAATACTGATAAAAAATGTAAACCAATGCAAAAAGAAGATGCACCAATCAACGCAGTTGGTGGTGGTCAAATTGCAGGTCTTGGTATTGGCCAAGACGGCGAGCCAGGTATTAAAAAGAAAAAGAAAGGTGTATCATCCTTTACATCATTCATAAAGAGAAAATCAAATGTGGCTTCTTAATTGGTTACCTAATTGGTTATTCTATGCAATAGGATTTACAGGTTTATTAACTTTAGCCGTTACTTATTTTATTAAGTTTTTACCAATTCCATTTGTTTACGTGTACAAGACTCCATTGCAATTATTAGCAATTGTGATGATAGGGTTTGGCACATTCATGGCTGGTGCAATACATGACAATGAAGCATGGCTTGCTCGTGTTAAAGAATTAGAAGGTCAAGTAGCTGAATCAGAAAAGAAAGCTGTTGAGAAGAATGTAGAGATAGTGGAAAAGATTGTACAGAAAGATAAAATCATCAAACAAAAAGGTGATGACATTATTAAGTATATTGATAGAGAAATAGTTAAAAAAGAAGAAGTAATTAAGTATATTGAAAATTGTCCTGTGCCAAAAGATATTATTGATGCACATAATGCCGCCGCTACCTTAAATAAAGCGGCAGAGGCTAAGAAATGAAAAAACTTATAATTATTGTTTCTTTATTTTTAACTGGATGCACTATGTTTGTACCAGTTAAAAGAAACTTCCCTGAAGCTTCGGCCACATTGATGGTTAAATGTCCAGAATTAGAAACTGTGCAAGGTGACCGAGTTGCAATAACAGAAATGTTAAGAGCAGTTGTTAACAATTATAGATTGTATTACGAATGCTCAAACCGTGTTGATGGTTGGACAGAATGGTATACAGAACAGAAAAAGATATTCGATAGTGTTAAATAAAGGAAAGTAT